TTATTAACAAAACAACCAGGAAAGCCTGTCTCTGGCATGGAACCTGAAAGCTATTTTAGTTAAGAGTTGTTAACAGGCTGATAGCCTTAATGCCTCTTAGCGAATTAAATCATAATTAATGAATTAGACTTAACACTTTTTAATCAGATAAATTTTATATTCCGAGAAAATTTGTCTACGAAGAAAGAAATTAGGCCCCTGCTGCAGTGCCTGGGTGCCCCTTATATATAGAGCCATGTCCATAGGCAGAAAATTTTTTGCCATCAAATCAAAATTCGCAAAGGCCATGTCCATAGGCCCCTGCTACAGTGCCTGGGTGCCCCTTATATATAGTATATAGAGCCATGTGTCCATAGGCAGAAAAATTTTTTGGCTTCAAATCATTCTCGCAAATTGCCATCAAATCATTCTCGCAAATTGCCATCAAATCAAAATTCGCAAAGGCCATGTGTCCATAGGCAGAAAATTTTTTGGCTTCAAATCATTCTCGCAAATTGCCACCAAATCAAAATTCGCAAAGGCCGTCATTCAGGCATTCTCGCAAAAAGGCGTAAACAAGAGAAACAAAATAAACAATCAATTGTTTCTCGATAAGTGATTGATTTTCAATAGATTAGATATAAATAAACAATATAAACAAAAAAATTTAAGGAGAGAACAAAATAAAAATATAGAATTGTTATTTATATTAGCTAGTATATACTAATATTGATAGACTTTTGAGAAAAAGGGGTATATATCAAAAAAAAATTCTCGCAGTTTCTTTGTTTACATGATAGCTTATATAATTGAAAATCAATCATTTACAAAAGAAACAAGAAAAAGTTTTATTTACTTATGCAGAAATTTTCACACGAAATTAGTGAATTTTTTATTTTAATTATATTTTTTACTTTGCAAAGTAATTAGTATATTTGCAAAAACAATAATACAAAATGGTACTAATAAACAACTATAAAGTGGACATGCCTGATAACGTAAATGCCAAATATGCAATATTTACAATAGAATTTGAAAAAGATAGCAGGCTATATGTAGGACATGTTCTTAATAGAACAGTAATAAGCGCTGTGACGTCTCTTATTCTCAATGCTTTCGATGATTATTCGGCCACAGGCAATAGCTCGATAAGTCAAGCTATAAGAGAAAGTAATTATATAACAGTCGGATTGATAGACAGCAACGTTTATAACTTAAAACGGCTTTTTGAATTAAAATATAAAACTATAATATCAAATAAAGCATTTATACCTTACGGTTATAATCAAATAAATCTTTCATGTTCTAAGAGCCAAGAAGAGAAAAAAATAGTAAAAGAATTACTAACAACAAATCCAGACATGCGTTCTTTTAGTTTATGTAAACCTGTGTATTGCATAAATAGGGAAACAGGAAAATCAGCAATGTTCAACTCCGCGAAAGAAGCCGCAGAAGCAATCGGTGGAAAACCAAATAACATAACAGCTTGCTGTAGAGGTTCATTGCATACTGCATATGGATTTGAATGGTGTTATGTAAATCCTTTAGACACATACAGAAAATAAAAATTGATATGAAAACAGATAAAATAGCACAGAAATTAGTGGATATACTGCCATCACGCCCAGTAGTTCCTGGGATGTCTAATCCAGATACATCTAAGCTTGTAGAACAAGAAGCCACGCGCATCAAATCAAAACAAGATGCAAAAGAATTGGCTCGTATTAAGTATCTTGAAAAGCAGAAACTTAAAAATCTTCAAGCTAAACAAGAAAAACGCCAATCATTAGCAGAAGAACTCGGTGTGGAAGAAATACCAGATGGCCAAACTGAGCTCCAAGCCAAACGTATTGCAGAGCAGCAAAAACGAGTTGAGGCTATTGAGGCACTTGAGGCTCAGACTGTAGAGCCACTTAAAGCAACTGAGTTAGCAGAACGCCATGACTCGGGCAGAGGTTCATATTCATCAGCTATACGCTCAGCACTTCAGTTACAAGGAGCATCAAGACCTGAAATAACAAAGCTTCTTACTAGCCTTAATATCAATTTAAGTGTTCAACTTACAAAGCAAGACACGGCTAATTTATTGGCTTGTTTGTTAACATGCAATAACTCGCAGCTACAAGCCTTAATGACTAATAAAAAAGTGCCGGTTGTAATAAAGACTGTAATTAAGCGCCTTATTGAAGACGAAAAGCTAGGTAACATTGAAACTATAGAAAAATTATGGGATAGAATATTCGGCAAAGGACCTATGCAATTAAGTCTCCCAGAAGGACAGCAGCTGCAAACAGGTATTATCCCCAATGTGCCTGTGAGTCGTGAAGCGTACCTGATTATACGTGAAAACTTAATTAAATAATAGAAATATGGCAATGAAGTCACTTAAAGAAATGCAAGAAACAGCATTAGATGCCACAAAGCCCGGAACTGTAAATCCTGTAGAAATGTTACGTCTTGAGGCTCTTACGTCATTTGAAAAGTATACTAAACTAATGTTTAAATGTCAATATAAACGCTCATTTATAGTAGCAGAGCACCATAAGAAAATGTTCGAAGTATTACAAGATGTTGTAGATGGTAAAATTACCAGATTGATTATCAATATCGCTCCCAGGTACGGGAAATGCCACTGCTTGACAGACGAAGTATTTACTTGTGAAGGGCTTAAACAAGTAAAGGATATAAAACCTGGAGATTCTGTATACTCGTTCAGAGATGGAAAAGTAGCTCTTAATAAAGTGTTAGCTACAGAACCTGCGTATAAAGATACATATACTATACGAATGAGGTCAGGTAGGTCAATAACAGCAAGTTATGACCACCCAGTTCTTACGCCATTCGGCTATACAGAACTTAAAGACCTTAAAATCGGTGATAGAATACAAACCTTGTGTGCAGAGATTGATACAGAATATGAAATAGATGATAATGAACTGCTTTTGGCTACTTTGCTTATATTTGAAGGCAAATGTGGAGACAGAAGTGTATCATTTGCTAATATGGACCAAAAAGTGGTTAATATCGCTAAAAAAGCAGTCGCACATTTTGGGTGTGAAGTAAAGCAGTATAAAGGAGCAAAATCATTTGAATATTGGATAACAGGTGGATATTCAGGTGGAGTTTGCCAAATGCTTGTAAAAAATGGTCTGTTTGGCCATAGAGCTTATGATAAGCGAATACCTAAAAACTGGTTCGGTTTATCTATGAGGCAAAAATACATGTTTATAGATATGATGATAGCTACAGATGGAGCTATAGATACTAGGTCAGGGCAGATTGTAATTGGTTTAGCTAATAAAGGCCTTATTCAAGATATACAGCACTTACTGTCTACAATGGGAGTAGCATCTACGTATACATATAGAGGCGATAAACATGCAGGAGTATGGGTTTTAGCTATACCAAGGCAATTTGCACAAAAGCTTTATCCGCATCTTACTTTTTATGGAAAAGCAGATACTGCAAAGGCTATATTTGCTAAGCCAGCTAAATCTAATATATATACATATCCGTACAACATTATAAGAAAGGAAAAGCTTACTTATAAAACTATGCATGGGCCGATTAGGTGCTCTTCTAATAAGAACATAGCAAGAGAGAAGTTTGAAAGGCTAGCAGCTTTATATCCGCAACTAAACAAATATTTATGTGATGATTTTTATTTAGATGAAGTCGTAGATATAGAATTTTCTGGTATGCAAGAGCTTAGGCATCTTGAAGTAGAAAATGACCATAACTTCATAGCCAATGGGCTCGTATCACACAATACAGAATTAGTTATTAAGTCGTTTATATCATGGTGCTTTGCCTTAAACCCGCGATGCAGATTTCTGCATTTGTCTTATTCAGATATACTTGTGAATGACAATTCAGATACTGTACGTAATATAATGAGTGAAGAATTATATAAAACACTCTTTCCTAAATCAGCTCTTGCATCCGAGAAAGGTTCGGCTAAGAGATGGAAAACTAAAGCAGGAGGAGAACTCTATGCAGTGTCAACACAAGGTCAGGTCACAGGCTTTGGTGCTGGAGCGGTGGATGAAGAAATAGATAAAATGGATGGAGGCAGTGATATATTTGTTTTCGATGACCACACGAATGAAATGCTTAAAATGATAGATGCTAAAACCAATGTATTTCAAGGCGCAATTGTAATCGATGACCCCCTGAAAGCCGATGATGCAGCATCTGACCTTATACGAGAGCGCATAAATCAACGCTTCGAAAATACAATACGTAACCGTGTTAACTCGCGTAGAACGCCTATCATTATTATAATGCAAAGATTACATGAGCATGACCTCTGTGGCTATTTGCAAGAGATAGAGCCAGATACATGGACTGTTTTATCACTTCCAGTTATACAAACAGACCCTGAGACAGGAGAAGAACATGCTCTTTGGCCAATGAAGCACAATCTTGAGGAGCTATATAAACTACGAGAGATTAACCCGGTAGTATTTGAGACGCAGTATATGCAAAATCCAATTCCTATTGAGGGCCTTATGTATCACGAGTTTAGAACATATCAAAATATAGAATTGCCATCAGGCTCTAAAGCTAATCAAAGATGGTGTTACGTTGATACAGCTGATACTGGCTCTGATTATTTATGTGCAATTTGCTTTATAAATACTCCAGAAATGCTATATGTAATTGATGTGCTATACACACAACTGCCCATGGAAAAAACTGAAGTAATGTTGGCTAAAATGCTCACAGAAAATAGTATAACAGAATGTCTGATAGAGTCCAATAATGGTGGTAGGCAGTTTGCTAGAAATGTAAAGCGTATTACAAGAGCTACTTTGCATAATTTCAAAACAGCCATAAATACTTTTACACAGACAAAAAATAAAGCTGCTCGTATTTTTTCAAATTCAGCTCTTGTTAACTCAGATGTAGCGTTTCCAGAAAATTGGGATAAAAAATGGCGTGAATTCTATAATGCTATTACAACTTATCGTAAAGATAATAAGCGAAGGGCTGCTCATGATGATGCACCAGATGCATTAACTGGAGTAGTAGAAATGCATAGTAGAAAAGCTGGAAGGAAAAAAATATCATTGAGAAATTGAGTTAAAATTCATATTCTCGCATTATTCTCGTAATTTCTGGGCTTCTAATTATATATAAATGATTAAATCATAAGCCTTGAATGAACATAATGCGAGAATATGAAATAAAAATACCTCTGTAAAAAAATGTTAAAAGCGGTACAGCTTATAAAGAAATTAGTATATTTGCACTGTGGAGAAGTCAATTCAAAGCAAAAATACAGGTAATTCGATGCAAGTTAAGTGTAGCTGCTCGGTAGTATTAACATTAAAAACATAAATAATATGGGATTAAACTGTGGATGCCCTGCCGGTGCTCATATCGCCGACCTTGAGATTACTGAATGCAAGGAGAGTATGGGGCAAGTTCAAAAAGTTGCATTCCAGCGCATCTATAAGACAACTGGAACGAAGAACTCTGTCACTGACCCGACTAAGAAAGCATCGTTTTCTACCTTGTTTTCTGCAGCTGATGGTTCTAAGATGACAGTTTCTCCGTATATTCAAGGACCTACTTCTGAGCCTGGCGCAGCTCGTACATTCGGTGGTGGTAACCAGACACTTGGAGGTATTGAGATTACAATTGGCCGTGAGCCGACAACGTTCTCTGCCACTATTTATCAGGAAAGTCAGAAGACAATTGCACAGCTGAAACAGTATATGTGCGAAGAGATTGGCGTTTGGCTGATTGATGAAAACGGCAACATTGGCTGTTTGGTAGATGACCAGGATGAGCCTACAGCATACTTCCCAATTCCTATTGGTAAGTTCTTTGTTGGCGACAAGAAGCTTGGCGGTTTTGAAGAGCCGGACAGCAATACCATTGAATGGTCATTCTATCCTAACTGGAGTGATAACTTCTGCATCATTAAGCGTGAAACATTGGACTTCAATCCTCTTACAGATTGGGTTAATGCCTCTCTTACATATTGAGTTAATGCCGCTTCTGCTGGAGCTTAAAACTTTCAGTTATGAGAAAGAAAAAAGAACAAACAGTAACATTGGTTGTGCCTAAGTACAATATGAGGCAGGAGTTTGACATTCAGCATGCCGAACGCCTGCTTGATATGGGCACAGCTATAAACGGTGGATGGGAATTACCTAAAGATAGCAATTATACTTACGACGAAGAAAATGGCCTTAGAATTAAATCAGATAAAGCAAATTCTGCAAAAGCCGACTAAACGTCAGACTATTCAGAAAGCTGTAAACATGCAGCGTCGTCTTAGATTTCATACTGAGACGAATGTTGCTGTATCTGATATTAACCAACCTATGGCCATATTCCTTGATTGGGTAAGACAGTTGCTTCCGAAGGATAAATTCAACATATTCCTTCATCTGTTCAAATTTCCGTTGTCTACACCTGCCGTAGTTGAGGACGTCTATAGAGAACTCGAAAGGGTTTTCTATAGTCGTAACTCATCAAGCTCATACCAGTTTACAGACTCAGAGCTTGCAGAAGACTGGTCTCAGTATAAAAAGAATAACCTCAATGAGCCAGAGGTGTGGAAGACAACCGGATGGAAGAGAATGCAGGTATCGCCAAATAGTATTTTGGTAGTAGACCTTCCTCAAGTACAAACATCTTTACGTCCAGAGCCATATTTTTATTGGCTTGAGATTGATGCTGTAATTGATTACCAGACTTTTAGACTTGATGAAAATCAGTTTGAGTGGCTTATTTTCAAACAGCCGGAACATCGAATAGCTGTATTTGATGATACTTCTATAAGAGTATATCAGCTGAATGAGAAAAATGAAATTCAGTCACTTATTTCAGAGGCAAAGCACGATTTAGGATATTGCCCAGCTCGGTTCTTTTGGTCAACACAGCTCAATGAGAAAAATAAAGACCTTAAGAAAAATCCAATTACAAAAGAGCTGTCAAATCTTGATTGGTATTTGTTCTTCTCTATTTCGAAGCAGCATTTAGACTTGTATGCACCTTATCCTATATATAGTGCGTATGAAGCTGATTGTAATTTTGAGAATAATGAGACTGGTGATTACTGCGATGGAGGTTTTCTACGCAATGCAAAAGGCGAGTATAAAATTCTCAATGATGGAACAGTTGAAAAGTGTCCTTGCTGTAGCGAAAAGCGTATAGCTGGTCCTGGTTCATTCTTAGAAGTTCCTATACCAAATCAATCTGAAGGTGTCGCAGATATGCGTAATCCTGTTCAGATAACTACTATCGATAAAAACTCACTTGATTATAATGTCAATGAGTGTGCAAGGCTTAAAAATGAGATTGTAATTTCTGTTGTTGGTTCAGGTGGTACTGTAAGTGAAAAAGAAGCCATCAATGAAACTCAGGTAACTGCTAACTTTGAAAGCAAAACCTCAGTTCTCAATGCCTTAAAGACCAATTTTGAATTGGCACAGAAATTTGTCGAAGATACTGTTTGCAAACTCAGGTATGGAGGTGCTTTCATATCATCTTCTGTAAACTGGGGTACAGAGTTTTACGTTTTCACAGTAACAGAACTATATTCTAAGTACAAACAAGCAAAGGAGAATGGTGCGTCTAACTCAGAACTAGATGCTATATCGCAACAAATTCTTGAAGTTGAGTATCGTAACAATCCTTTGGTACTTCAGAGAATGCTTATCTTAAAGCAATTGGAGCCATATCCACATAAAACGCTGGATGAAGTGTTAAGATTGTATGAAAAAGAGTTATTAAATGAAAATTCGGTAAAGCTTAAAATAAATTTTAGTACTTTAGTCGAAAGATTTGAACGTGAGAACATTAACATAATTGAGTTTGCTTCAAATAAGCCAATGAGAGAAAAAATAGATATTATAAACAAAAAACTTTTGGAATATGTTACAGAAATTGGAACTTCAGCAACTACAGGCACTCAGTCTTGAGGATGTTAAGTCTTATGAGAAAAAGGCCGTAGAGCGTAAAGCAGAACTAGAAGCTGCTAAGGCTAAAGGCGGAAAAGCTTGGACAAGCGACTTACAGGAAGAGCTTAACGAGGTAGTTCTTTTCCTAGTGGATGTTGATGATATTATTGAAGAAAAATCATCGGCATCAAAAACACAGGCTAAGAGTGGTTATACTCCTAAGCCGGGTACTGAGAAGATGGTGCACTTGTCAATTGTGCGTGGTCGTAGGTTTAATCCAATGACTGGCAAAGAAGAGTCACCAGCATATACTCAAATGTTCACATTCGCAGAGTGGCAGCTTTTCAAGAAAACGTATAAAGGCCTTGGTTATACCATTATGGCGGCCTTGCATGACCCATACGGAGATGCTGCAGAGTTAGTACAAAAGTAATTAACAATAAAAACAAAGCTATATGTTAACAATTGAGATGCTACGACAGAGTTCAGCTTTAACAGGCCTTACGGATGACCAGCTGAATGCAATTGCTGAGATGTCAAGAAATGATGAGAATACCGTTATAGGTACTAAAATCGGCGCATTGCACGGTCAGTATGACACTGATATTCTTGGCATTACAGGCATTAAAAAGAAAGATGGTGAAAAAAGTTACGACTATGCTAAGCGCGTACTCGGTGAGTACAAAACTAAAGCAGAGTCTGCAAAAACAATTCAAACTCAGCTTACTGCTGCTCAAGCACAGGTTGCAGAGCTCCAGTCTAAACTTGAAAAAGGAGCTGGCGATGAAACTTTGAAGCAACAGCTGAAAGATGCTAAAGCTCAAGTAACTCAGCTTCAAACTCAGCTTCAGACAAAGGAAACTGAGTTCAATACCAAAAAGGCAGAGTTTGATAAAACTATTAAGGACACGCATGTAGATTATGCTTTTCAAGCTGCTACGGCAGGTCTTAAGTTTAAGAGTGGTATCACTGAGCCTATTCAGAAGACACTGCTCAATGCTGCAAAAGCAGAAGTCCTTGCAAAAGGTACTCCTGATTTTATAGAGGACGGTCAAGGAGGAAAGAAGCTTGTTATTCGTGGTGCGGATGGTAATATCCTTAACAACCCGAAGAACAATCTTAATCCTTACACAATGCAGGAGCTTGTAATGGAAACATCGCTTAAAGATGTAATTGACAAAGGCCGTCAGCAGACAGGCGGTGGAACAGGAGGCTTTGGGTCCGGTTCAGGCGGTTCAGGTGGAACACTTGACTTGTCTGGCATTAAGAGCCAAGTTGAAGCTGATAAAGCTATTGAGGCACATCTGCTTGCAAATGGTTTGACCCGTGACTCACAGGGATTCGCAGACCAGTCAATGCAGCTGAGAACTGAAAACAATGTGGCAAGTTTACCTATTAGATAAAATGGCACATCCTAAAAGATAAACGAAAAATGCTATGAGGCGTAAAAGGGTAATGCACCATAATAGCATAATTATTAACAATTAAAAAACTTAAAAGTTATGAGTCTAGTTTTAACACGTATCCAAAACATTCGTGCGAACTCTAACCTTGATAAGTTTGAGTATCGCCCCAGTAGGTACGGTGCGCTGAACGCTTTTATGGTGCAATCTGAAGACCCTACTGGCATCCTCACTGAGGAACTGAAGCAAAAAGCAAGGACCTCTATCGGTAACACGCTGGAAACTCCGGTAATTGACTATGATGCTGATATTACTATCGGTAGTACCCGCACTTTGACAATTGCCGACAGTGAAAACACTTCTAAAATGGTTCAAATCACATTTGCCACTTATGCGTGGGGATTTACTATTGCTCCGGCAATGTACATGAACAACGAAATTGGCATTCAGAAGGACTTTGAAACCAAGATGATGAAGTACATCTATGCTTTTGCGAAAAAGCTTGATGAAGCTGCTCTTGTTGCTCTCGCAGCCAACAAAACACAGGTTTTGAAAAATCCGCTGCTGTATAACTGGTCTGCTAATGCCATCAATGCAAAGTGGACTGAGCGTGAAAACGTATTTGGTGACCTTGAAGTTATGATGGGAGCAAATGACTTCTATGGCCAGTTGCACATTGTAGGTGACCCCGGTGTTGAGTCTATTATGCGTAAATTGCAGCAGCACGGCCTTTACAATGACGTAAACAAGCAGAATGAATTCGGCACTAAGGTTGTTCACCTGACAAACAGCATTGCAGCTGCTGAAGGTAAGTATGCTCAAGGTTATGCTGTAAATGCCGGCTCTCTTGGAATGTTGACCCGCTTCGAGCGTGACTGCTTGCTCGGAACTGTTTCTGGTGATGGCCATGAGTGGGGCATTGCTACTTTGCCTCTGTTGAATATGCCTGTTGGTACATACTTCTACGATTCTGTAGGTGACTACAATACTATCGCAGAGGCCGCTACCGCTGATATGACTCGTACTCGTAAAGAGCACTATGGCTTTGCTGTTGATGTGGCCTTCTTGACCGCACATAACAGCGCACCTAGCACTTTGGCAAGTCCTATTCTGGCGTTCAACGTATCAAGTGAAGATGCAGCTTATGCTAAGCCTGTGGTTGTTGTCAACTCTAAGAACAATCCGGTTAATACTAAGGAGGCTTCTGCAGGAGTTGGAGGATGATAAACCGATAGCAAATCTTTGAGTTGTTATTAGCTTTGGTAGGAGGCACACTGAGCCACTAGGCGATAGTGGCCTCCTATTTTTCATTAAAAATTAAGAATTATGGTTAGAGCCAACGATATACAAGAAAAACTGTTACACCTTATTGGATGGAAGCAGAATTATGATACATCAGACTTAAAAATATCTGATGCTTTAACCGTGAGTGAAAGTGGCTTATATTTTCAACAAATTCATCCTTTGCTGACTTTGCAGAATATGTCATGTATTGCTCCGGACTTTAAGAATATCACTTTTCCAGAATACAATTCTGAAAAGGAATATAGCAAAGGCAATGTAGTTGATTATCAAGGAACACAATATAAAGCGCTTCAAAAAGCACAAGGAAAACAGCCCGATATTGAGTCTGAGTATTGGGTTGAAACCAATTTATTTTCTGAATGGCTCGAGAGCAAAACAAAAGCAAGCATTCAAAAAGCTATTGCTAGATATTGTAATGAAAAAACGGTAGAAGGAACAAATAAGTCATTATGCGAAAGTCGTACTTTGTTTGATGGAACAGGTAGATTAGTAGATACTGTAAAGAATAAGAAAAATCTAGTTGGCTTTGAAATTATACCAGTACGAGCAAAAGGCGTAACCACAAAGATAAATAAAATATGCCTTCAGTTTACTAAAGCTGGAGAATATACTTTGTATCTTATGCATTCAAGTATGGATGCTCCAGTAAAGATTATAAAGCTTAATAAGATACGAGATAATAGCGCTGAATGGTTTACAGCCGATGACCTCTATTTGCCATACCAAAGTGAAGATAATGATGCAGGAGGAAGTTGGTATTTGTGCTATTTTCAGTCCGAACTTCCAGAGGGAAGCCAAGCTATCAGAAAAGATAAAGACTGGTCAAAAGAACCTTGCGGTTCATGTTCACGTAGAGAATTACTTGCTTGGATGGCGTGGTCCAAATATATAGAAATACATCCATTTTTTGTAAATGAGGAACTTGTAGAAGCCATTAATTTTAATGAAGACTTCAACAATGACTTTGTTAAACAGCCAATACATTTATGGGATGTTGAAAATAATCAATATACCTACGATAATAACTACGGATTAAACTTAGAAGTTACTGTAAGCTGTGATATTACAGACTTTATAGTTGAGCAGAGAATGATGTTCCAAGATGTCATAGCTAAGCAGGTAGCTGTAGATATGTTACGCGAATTTGCATATAACGCGAATGTTAGAACTAACAGACATTCTATAAATGCTTCTAGGCTTGATATACTGTATGAGCTTGACGGAGACTCTTCTTCTATGAAAAAATCAGGTTTAAGTTATCAGCTAGATATGGCTTTCAAGGCCATTAAGCTAAGTACTTCTGGAATTGATAGAGTATGTTTGCCATGCCGAAACAATGGCATTAAATATAGAACTGTATAAGTATGGCTGTAAAACGATATAATGCGACACTTCGCAATCTGGAATATAGGCTGCGAAGTTTTAAGGATAGCTTGCCTATGCTATTAGAAGATATTGTGCGTGACAAAGAAGACGTAATAGTATCAGCTATAGCAGATGACCAGTTATATCGTCGTGGTATCAACGGTAGAGGTGAAAAGATAATGGATTATATGCCATATAAGCCTAAAACCATACAAATAAAAAAGAAAAAAGGTCAGCCTACTACAAGGGTCACATTACGAGATACAGGTGATTTTCACGAGTCTATGTTTGTAGTATTTGACTCAGAAGGTTTTTATGTGGCTGCGAGTGATGAAAAAACACCTGAGCTTATTGAGAAATATGGTGAAGAGATTTTTCGCTTAACAGATAAAAACTTTACAAGAATAGTTCGTTCTCATATAAGAAAAGAATTAGTTAAACGATTAAAACAGGCAATAAGGAAATGAAGGAAAACTCAGTACAAATAAGATTTAAGGAAGACCCTGTATTGCTTGACAAGATATTACAGGATATGCAAAAGTCGCTTATGAACAGACTTAAGTGGCTTAATTATGCATTTGGTAGAGCGTATAAGCTTGTAGAACATAGGCCAGATGGTAATAAGTTTATATATCCTGCGATGTATAACGGCAATGGAGAATATGTGTCACTTTTACCGAATGATAACTTTGGCAATTTTTCATGGTTTGATATTTATGACCCACAAAAGATTACTGAAGTAGTTCAATCATTGCCACAATATACTTTCAGCGGGGCCATTATATTCTGGTATGACCTCAGTAGCATTTATGAAGATGAAACTGTTATGCATACAGAAGAAGTAAAAGATGAAATTATGCGGGTATTAACTACTCCAGGTCTTATTACTACAACCGGTAAGCTTGTTATAAATGATATATATGAGCGCTTTGAGAATATATACAAAGGTTATTCAATAGAGAAAATCTATAATAACCATACTTATAAAGGAGAAGGTATACAAGATATTGATAAACAATTCTTCATGTACCCTTATGCAGGAATACGAATTGAATTTACTTTAACAACTAGAGAATTATGTCAACGGTATATTTTATAACAATGCTTTCGGCTTTAATATATATAGCCTTAGCAGCAGCATTTGCTATTTTGCTAATTGGAAAACTCGGTGTACGCGATGAGATAATTACCAGAGCTCCTAAGCTTATTTCTCAATTATTCGATTGTGACTTTTGCTTAAGCTTTTGGACGTCGCTTATTCTCGCTATCATTCTCGCTATTTTCTTTAATGAGATGAGTATTATACTTATTCCTATCATATCAACCCCTATAACGCGAATTTTAATATGAAAAACCTGATAGTAAATAAAAAAGTCGTACGGGTATATGACAGCATAGATGAAATGCCTATTGTAAATTTTCAAAAGTACAATAAGTATTTGCTTATAGACTCTGGAATTGGCTCAGACGCAGATGATATTGATGCCCATATAACCCGTGTTGCTAAATTCATTAAAAGCAATAATGCCAAAAAAGCTTTGCAAGAACTGCAAAACATGAGGCAAAATATGTATATGGTGAACAACGAAATTTCACCAAGGTATTTAGCTTTTGCAGCTCTTATTCACAGCATAGACGGTAAAGAAGTTAATGATTTGTCAGACGATGGACTTAAAAATATATTGGCCAGGCTTAAAGAAATAAAGCATTCAAAGATTATAGACTTTTTGACTTGGCTTAAAAAAAAAGTAACCACCGAACTTGAAATGTACTTTCCAGGAGATTTTGTAAATCCAAAGGAAAAAGATGCATACGATAAGTTAAAGCAAAGAACACTTCTTGTGTTGGACTCTATGATAAATGACACAGATAACTCTGAACAGATAGAAACCATAGATATGATAATGCTTAATATGCATTCTCCAAAATCATACATAGGAAGTGAGTCTGTTGAGATAAAATATGATAAGCAATTTGAAAGTACTTGTCTTTTGATAGCTCAAAAAACAAGCATGGACGCTAAAAAGATGACAGTACTTCAATTCTATAATGCTGTTGACAATATAAAACAGCAATTAGAAGCAGAAAGCAAGAGTGTTAAACGGCATAAAAGGAAATAATTATGGCTGAAGACGATAAGATAAAATATAGCGATATAATTGAGCCGGATGACTCGATTGAAAAGCTTGTCAAGCAACTTGGCGAGCTCAATCAGTCATACGAGACAATGGTAAATGCTATCAGAGCAGGTGCAGATAGGATTGTACATTCTCTTAAGTCTGCTAGCGGAGCTACAAGTGAAGGGCGTAAAGCTATCGATGGAGCAACAGTGTCTACGTCAAGACTTGAAAGAGCTCAGAATGAGCTTAAATTAGCTTTATCTGATACAGGTAAACAGATTGCTTGGCTTAAAGCACAAACTTCAGATGCTAATAAAGCAACTGTAGAACAGCAGCGTTATATCCAGCAGGCTATATCTTCTTATGACCGTCTTAAGTCTGACCTAAAGCAAACAGTTGAGCTATATAAGTCTTTAACTGCGGCTGAAAGAGCAGATAGCGAAATGGGGCAACAGCTACTCAATGATATTCTTAATTTGAAAAATCAGATTAAGGCCCTTGATGACCAAATGAAGCCTCATATCCAAACTCTGTCTGAAGTAGAAAAGGCAGAGCAAAGATTAGCTTATTTACAGTCAGATGAAGGTAAAAGATTACTTGAGTTAAAAGCTAAAATTGCTGAGCTTACTTCTGCTAGAAAACAGCAGAAAGCTACAGTAGACCCATTAGCTCAGGCTCAAGAGAAACTTGCCTATGCTCAGTCAGAAGAAAATCAGCAGCTTAAACTCTATTCAACCCAAATACGAGAAGCAAATCAGATTGCTCAATTACAGGTTACAATTGCTAATTCTGCAGAAGGTTCTTATAATAGACTTTCGGCTCAATACGCATTAAATAAAATACGACTTAATCAGATGTCTGCAACTGAGAGAGAAGCTGCTGACTCTGGTAAAAAGCTTGAAGCTGAAACAAATGCAATTTATCAGCAAATGATAAAATTGCAAGAAGCAACAGGCAATTATAGATTGTCTGTAGGCCATTACCAAAAAACATGGGATGGCTTAGGCATTTCTATTTCTCAAGTAGTACGAGAATTACCTGCTGCAGCTGTATCGCTTAATACATTCTTCTTAGGTGTATCAAATAATATACCTATGGTAGTCGATGAAATTAACAGACTAAGAAAACAAAATGAGCTATTAGCTGCAGAAGGAAAAGAGCAAATAAGCATAACAAAGTCCATCGTAAAATCGTTATTTAGTTTTAACACCGTCTTAGTAGTATTACTTACCGTATTTTCTATGTACGGTAAAGAAATTATCACATGGATTGATAAAACGTTAGCAGGTAGAGATGCAGCTAAATCTTTTGAAGATGCTTTAGAGGACTTAAATGATGAGCTAGGAAAAGGGTCTACAGGGTCTTATGGCCAGCAGATAGCAGTATTAAGAAGATTATCTGAAAATTGGAAAGATTTAGGGAATAATATAAAAGCACAAACACAGTGGATTAATGATAATGAAAAAGAGTTCAGTAAATTAGGCATCACCATTGATAGTATAAATGACGCCAATAATGCTTTTGTAGATAATACTGAATCTGTAGTGGCTGCATATAAAGCAAGAGCTAAAGCAGAAGCTGCGCTAAATGTTGTGTCCCAGCAATACCAAAAACTATTAGCCGCAGAAAATAAAGCCGAACTTGAAAAAGTGCGTGAGTACGGCTTTTTCGACAAAACTATAAATTACTTTAAAGCTTTATGGGGTGGCATTTCTGGGCCAGACTCCGATTTGTCACTTGGGACTAGATTAAAAAAGCAAAGGCAGAGAAATGTAGAAAGTTTACAAAAAGATGCAGATGCTCTTGAAAAAGAAGTTGAAAGCTATTTCAACGTATGGAAATTTTATGAAGACCAAGCAGATGCTCTATTTAAAGAAATTGGCTTAGAAGAATCTCACAAAAAAGATAAAAGAGATCGTACACCAAGAGACGCTGATGACCGCCTAAATAACCTGGCATTAGCAGCCGAAAAAGCATATCAAAAGAGCCGTACAGAGATTGAGAGGGATGAAAATAAGAAGCGCAGAGCTGAAGCCTTTGCGTCATTCAATCAAGAAATAGCTGATTTAAACGATAAATATTCTAGAATCCAAAAAATACTGAATGGTCAAGATGAAAAATATAAAAAGCTTACAGAAAGCCAAAAAGAAACAGCTATCAAAGCACTAGATGATATAGAAAATGCTATAAAGAACAAGCAAAAAGGCTTAACTCTAAGTCTAGATTTGCTCGATATAGATGTAGAAATACAAAAAGCTGAACAGCTATTAGAGTTGTTAGAATTAGAAGGTGAAGTATCAAAAAAAGGTTCTTATGAGGAACTCAGCAATTCATTAAAGCGATTAGATGTAGAAAGACAAATAGCATTACTTAAGAATGCTCAGTTACCAGAAGCTAAAAGACAACCTACAAGCGCTATAAATGCATCTTTTGATAAACAAAAGGCTATTACTGTTGGTAGTTTTAATATGTCAAGCTTTGATGAACAACAAGCTCTTGACGAGGCTGTATTTAATGAAGTTAAACGCAGTGAAACTGAGATAACCCGATTTAAGCTTGAACAAGAAAAAGCTAGATGGCAAGAACAAATACGTTTAGCAGAAGCTGGTGGGTTAGATTGGAGTCAAGCCCAGATTGATGCTGCTAAAGCCACTGTTAAAGGTATAGACCGTGAACTGTCAGAACTTGATGATTTTATTAAAAACATTGGCAAAAAAGGTTTAGGCGGTACTTTGCTTGAGAAACTTGGCTTTGATGATGACCAGATTGATGCCCTAAAAGATGCAGTTAATATAGTAATTGAACAACTTCAGTCTATAATGGATGCCGAAGTTCAATTAGCAGAACAAGCTGTAGAAGCTGCAGAAAAAAGAGTAGAAGCTGCACAGAGTGCTTATGATGCTGAAGTTGAAGCACGTAGTAATGGCTATGCTAATAATGTAGCAACTGCTAAAAAAGAACTTGAGCAAGAAAAGAAAAATCAGCAAGAAAAGCAAAAGCAGCTTGAAGCTGCTCAAAAGCGTCAAGAAGCATTGAATACTGTTATTCAAGCATCTTCACTTACCACTGCATCTGCTAATCTGTGGAGTTCATTCTCTTCAATTCCTATTGTCGGTCCAGCTCTTGCATTGGCCGCTATTGCCACGATGTGGACTTCATTTGCAGTAGCCAAAATTAAAGCTAAACAAGTAACAGCAAGCCAATCTGATGAATATGGAGAAGGAGGTCTTGAGTTCTTGGAAGGAGGCTCTCATGCATCAGGTGATGATATTGATTTGGGTGTAAGGAATAAGAAGAAGCATAGAATGAGAGCTGAAGGTGGAGAAGCACTTGCTATTATAAGTAAGAAGCGAACTAGGAAATACAAAAAGATACTTCCAGATGTTATTGATAGCCTAAATAAAGGAACATTTGAAGATAAATATCTTAATGCATTTGCTAGTTCAGATGGCCTAAGTATTTCTCTTAATTCCAATGAAAATATGGACCTCTCAAAAATAGAGGATGACGTGAGAAGTATTAGGAAACAAAGTGAGACTAAATACTATATATTGCCTAATGGTGCAGTAGTTATTCAGCGTAAAAATGTTAAACGAATTATAAAGAATTAAAGATATGATACCTCCAAAATATAAATTTTACATATCGAAGAATGGCGGTGGTAAAGTAGAAGTAAATCCACATTATAAAGAGCTTAATAAAAAATATGCTAAAGAAAGTGGGCAAGAATTTTTCCGTATTTCACTTGATGGAAAAATAAAACTATTTGGCAGTGATTATGAAATAATAAGCCAATCAAGCATAGAAGACCAACTTATTTTTATAGTAGATAAATATAATAATACTTCCAAAAAATGGGTTGAATATTACAGAGGCGAATTTAGTAAGACTGATTGTAAATTTGACCATGATAAGAAGAAATGTGAACTTAAAACTACAGCTGTAGATGGATATACTGAGGTTATGAACAAGTATGAAAATACTTATGACCTTATAAAGCTTGCTCCTGAAATATCTAAAATAAACCTGCATAAACGCTCTCTTATGCAGGTGTATATCAGCGGGACCAATTCTATATCTAATTTCTTCGGTGGCATATACTGGGAAGATGATGTGAATGAAGTTATTGATGACTATGATACCTTGGTAAATAAATACTACTTTTCTTATATAAAAGCAGGAAATGAATTTTATATAAAAGGAGCTGGTATTTCTGATGTTAATGGGGTATATGCTGGTACAAATGGATATTGGAGTTGTTGGAATGGTTATACTTGTTATATGGGAACAGATACCCCGATGACAAAGGCTTATATCTATATTAAACGTAATAGCGATGGCGCAGTACTCTATCAATCTGTAAAACAGTGGATGTTTACAAATGCTGGTAATTGCTATATAGGACGCGAGAATATAGAAATGGTAAACGTGAGTAATCCTTCTGATAAATTTACTATAGAAAGCCCATTCTTATATCATATATATCAGCGATTATTATGCGATGTAGATACTGTAGAAGACTCAGAAGGCGTAAAAAATACATATAACTTACCATCCGATGATTTTGTTACTGATAATAGAAACTATAAGAAGTGTATTGGTTTAAGAGGCGGAATGTTTTTCTGTACTTCTAGAGCAGTAGATGAACCTACAAGATATGGTTTGAATGATTATGGCCAGTATTTCACTAATGAGTTTATTCCTAGCAGTGCTGGTATAGGTAGGCCTTTACCTATTAGTAGAAATTCTTGGGCTAATGCTTCATTGTGGTATGTATATGATAGCTATTATTCTTTATTTGAACAGAGACTAAGAAAGCAATATACTCTTAGGGATAGTTATTCTATAGCAGCAGCAATAAAGGCTTTACTTAAAGAAATAGACCCTACTCTTCAACATGAAGCAACTGCTGAATATAGCCGCTTTTTGTATGATGCTACTGTACCAATGTCAATGGCAAGATTTTATGTGCATATAACACAAAAGACGAATATACTTAAAGGTGAATATGACCAACCAGCTCAAAAAGCAGAAGTATCATTAGAAGATATAATGAAAATGCTTCGCGATTGCTTTAGATGTTACTGGTATATAGAAGATAATAAGTTTAAGATTGAGCATATAAGTTTTTTTATGAGAGGAGGCTCATATTCTTATAATACAAGTATTCAGCTTGATTTTACTAAGCTTGTAGACCAATTTAACAAAAAGCTATCATCATATTTTCAATCAGAAGTAGAATATGACAAAACAGATTTAAGTCAGCGATACGAGTTTGGCTGGATGGATGATGTTACTAATTTGTTTGGCGGAGTAACCATAGATGTTAAATCTAACTATATACAGAAAGATAAAACAGAAGAAATAAATATAAGCCAGTTTTCATCCGATGTAGATTACATGCTATTTAATCCATCTAATTTCTCAGATGACGGCTTTGCATTATTATGCCCTGTTAAAAAAGGCTCTTCTTTAGAATTGCCTATAATTGAAACACAGCTGGTAGATGAAAACGGCGATACGTATAATGCTGTAATTCAGAATTTCTATGCAGCTTGGGCATACCTTGTGCGTTTTTATATGTATGATATGCCTGCATCAAATCTTGATTGTAATGTGCTCAGAGATTTATATGCAAATGGTGTAAAAATGTGTATGAAGCATACTATAGAATTTCCTACTGAAGAAGATTTGGATGAACTTGAATTGATTAAAACTACTATAGGAAATGGCAAAATAGATGAGATTTCTGTCAATGTAAATACTCGCCATGCTAAAGTAAGATTACTTTATGTGCCTCAATAAAGCTGTGTATTAAAAATTATTAAGAAATTTTCTTATATAGATTTTTATTTGTAGATTAGCAGCATGAAGTTAGTGAATAATAACATATCGCCATTGTCTTTTTACGATAATCTTGCACTGCAAAATCATCGTAAAGATTATGCTTTTGGCCAGGTTTATCCGCTAATAACCTATAAGAATATGTTATTGCCTTTCCAAGTAGTTCTTGCTAGTGGAACAGCTATAAATTGGGTGAGATTGTATAATTTCAATACGGGGGCATATACTACTATAACAACGAGTATGAAAGAAAATGGCTTAGCTATTAAGTCATATACCGGTTTCAAGCTTCTTAAATATCCTGGCACTCTTCCTATTATAGGAATTATGCATGAAGGCCAATATTACTTAGCAATGTCTATATCTGGTTTGGGAACTATATACTCTGATGTATTTACGGTATGTAATAAGGTAGATGATTATCTGCTTATAGAGTATAGTAATTCTTATAACTTCGAACTTAAAAACGGTATTGTCGATTTTTCTGACAACTTTAAGTTTAAGTGTTACCTAAATACTCAGGTTGGTAAACCAGAATACGACTTTGAAGAAGAAGCCACAGAGCGAATGGGTTATACTTTTATTGAAAGCCAGGTAAGTAAAAAAATATATAAGTTTACATTCTTAGCCCCAGAATATCTATGCGATGCATTAAGAATTGTAAGATTATGTGAGAATAAAAAGATAACAAGCAAACTCCAAGTCTATGATTTGACTACGTTTAGCATGGAGCCAGAATGGGAAGACCAAGGAGATTTAGCTGCAGTTGAATGTGAATTTGAAACTGATACAGTTATAGCTAATATAGGAGGTTATGAGCCTGAATTACTTGGCGGTGATTACAATAACGATTATAATAACGATTACAATATAAAATAATTATGGCTGGTTGGACTACATTATCAAATTCTATAAAAAGCATTATAAAGAGTAATAATAATCAAGAAATTAATGGCTCTAATTTACAAAGTGTATTACTAAGTATTGTAAATTCTTTAGGTGATAACGCTCAATTTGTAGATATAGCTACCCCTGAAACTAATCCAGGGTATCCCGATTATAATGTTTTTTATTTAGCAACAGAACCTGGTACATATCCAAATTTTGGCGGGCTAACTGTAAACAAAGATGAAGTTGTTATTTTTAAAAATCACCTTAACGATAAAACATGGAAAAAAAAGGCAATAAATCTTATATCTATTTATTCTATGATGTCATTTAATAGGCATGTATTTACAAATAGTAGTGAAGTAAATAGATTTATAAAAGAATTATATGTGCCAAATAAAGAGTTTTCTTATTTACAAGGAAAAGCATGTTCTATAGATATACAGAAAGCATTGCTACATCAGTCTAATGGTAAGTATTATAATCTTTTTAGATTTAGAATTGATGGAGAAGATATTGGTCCTGATAGTAATTTAGTTTTAGTTAGTGGTTCATATGAAACTAAAGAAGAAGCAGAAGCTGCAATAAATGTTGGAGTTAATCACACTAATTTATATAGTAAAGATGTTTATTCTGTAATAAATTGGGATGCTATAGAAACAGACAGTGTTACGATATATAATGTAGTTGTAAATACACTTATGTGGAATTTAGCCATGTCTCCTGCTATAGAATATTCAATATCTGGAGTAAAAGAATCTACAGAAGCTGCTAATGCAGCAGCACAGGCGGCATTAGAGGCTGCTAATGCTGCTAGCAATGCACTATCATCTATAAATGCAGCAACTACAGTAGCTAATAATGCTAAAGCCTCTGCTGATGTTGCAGCCTCATCTGCTGTAGAAGCTACTACAAAGGCTAATAATGCAGCAGAAGCAGCTAATAATGCTGCTGCTGAAGCAGCTAAGGCTACATTAGCAGCAGAGGAAGCTACTTCATCTGCCAATGAGTTAAGTAACTCTCTTTCTGAGAGAGTTACTAATGTAGAGTCTGGAATAGAAGGGGCTGCATCAATAGCTAATAGTGCTATGACTGAAGTAGATAATGTATCCAGTGAACTATCTACTGTAAAGGAGGATGTAATTGTAGCTAAGACTAATTCAGAGCAATCATTAGAAAAATCAAATGAAGCAGTACAAAAAGTAGAAGAAAATACAAATTCTATAACTGGAATAAGCCAAAAAATAAGTGGAAATATAAACTATGAAGATTTATCAGAATCTGCAAGACAACAGATAGAATCTGCTGGTGGTGGCTCTATTGTAAATAATGCTGATGATGAGGATTTAGAAGTATTTGTTAATAGTGGAGATAAATCTGTCATTAGAAGAAAGACTATAAAACAATATGTACCGTCTCAAAAGACAGGTCTTGGTTATGTTATTTTAAGAAGAAATAAGTCTTTTATAGAACAAGTAATATATAGCAATACTATTTACGAAATAGGATATGATTTTGACTTGGGAGGAGAAACGGCCTCCATCCCAGCTAACTGTATATTAAAATTCACAGGTGGCAGCATTGATAATGGTGTACTATCAAGCGCAGATAGTAGGGGATTTATAGTAAAGGCGGAAGAATATCAAATTTTTGGTAATTTACTTACATTCAATGTAAATGTTAATAGAACTTGTATAATAAATAAGGAAGTATATGCCAAATGGTTTGGAGATATGTCAGAGACGGCAGACTCTGCTATAGCTATAAGAAGAGCTATAGCTGCTGTAGGTAATTCAAGATCTTCACTTAGTCATTACCCGACCATATATCTTCCAGCAACTACCATCTATTTATCTTCCACTGTAGAGATAGATTCTTATGGAGTTATAATAGATGGTCGCCATGAGAGGAAAAATGGATTAAGTCCCTGTATTATTCCAAATGTTCCCAACCTTACCTGTTTTCAGGTAACAGGATATTGTGATTGTTCCTTTAAGAACATGTTAATACAGTGCCCAGAGTCAGATGAAACAGGAGTACTGAGGACTTTTGTTGCTTTTGATTTTATACAAGCTGAGCATTTATATCTTGATAATTGTGAAGTTACAAATGCAAAAATAGGATTTTATTTCTCAGGTACTCAGAATGGCATAAACTTAGCACTTTTAAATAAAATATCATGCACAAAAAGTTTATATGGTGTATGGATTAATTATGGTGGAGATGCTGCATGGAAGAATGGTATTGAAATAGTACCTTGGAATATATCAAAAAATGATATAAATATCAGAATAGATAAAGGTGCAGTTACTACTATTAGAGGAGGCTCTGCTGAGATTGGAGGAGTTAGTGGAAACAATGCAAATCTTCCAAGTTACATATCACATAACTATGGTATATATGTAACAGGAAACTCTGTTGTTAATGTTATAGGTTGTCTATGGCTTGAGAATTTATATTACACGATATATGCTAAGGATAATTCTACAGTAAATGTATATGGGGAAACTTGGGCACTTAGTAATTTTATGAAGGAGGATAATGCTAATATAAATATAGTAGGCTCAAATAGTCAGACAGTCTCATTGGAAACTGGTGATTTATGGAGAATATTAAAAGACAAGTGTGGACTATTCTTGGACTCGAATTTCTTAAAATCTAGAGATAATACTCTGCCGGGGCTTAATTATAATCCAACAGTTTATGGGTTGTTAAATATAAAAAATTTCCCAGAGGTGGAAGAGCCTGCTGAATGTACAGCATATACTGTAAATATAGGTAATAAGACTTTTATATCTTCAGTAAAGAACTATATTCCGAATTCACATATAGGTACTAGAAAGATTACATGCTTTATAAAGCAGAGAATAGGAGCAGCATCTTTCCCTATAAAATTTACTACCTCTTCAGGAAAAACATTACAAATAGGACTTACATCATTTATTGAGAATAGTTATAATCCACCATCTGTAGAGAACAATCCAGATGTGCCAGTAGTTCCATGTATAGAGGCAATATTACAAATTTATTATGATGGTAAGTTCCTCCAAAATTCAAAATTCTGTAGATTCTTTACCAAGAATAGTATGGCATCTATGAAGGGAGGGTACTTTGACCTTATCATAGGTATATCATTTGATTTAGATACTTATGAGACTATGATAATAAATGCAGATGGCACCTCATATGTAGTTTCCAATTATCACTCAATGGATATACCACAGGATGAGCAAATATATATAAACGATTTAAGCATTACTGGGATATACTCCTCTGTTAAAGAAACAGGATTTGAAAAAATAATAACATTCAAAGACCACTTGAATTCTTATGAGATAGATTATGTTATCAATAGATGCCTTAAAGAGAATATATTCAATACTGGTAACTATACAACTACTTTTAAGAATTTTGAAAGATTTAATCCTAAAATAGTAAGTATTCCAAAGACAGATAGTAATCCATCTGCTCTATTGCAGACTATAAATATAGAGGAAGATAATAAAACACAACTTCATGGGTTTATTCAAACAAATTCAGTAAGTGATTTATCTGCTACTCTAAAAAGTTATGGAGGCATTGATAATATAGATTCTAATAATCTGTTAGTGTTTAATAGAGACAGCCATAGATTATCATTGTTCTCAAAGCTAGATAAATCTGGAGAATTTATGATTATTAATGTAATTCTAGAGGCTAGGACTAGCTTCTCTGATGGTGAATATATAAACTCTATATATAATAAGAATGGTACAGTGGTATTCTTCACTGACTTAAATATAAAAGCTTATGTGCATGATGGTGCAGTATATGACTTCAATGGTAACAGAATTAGAGGCACAGATTATAGAAAATCAGGAATATCATCTCAAAGGCCAACACTATCATTGACAGTTGGACAAATGTATTTTGATATTACTTTAAAGAAACCAATATGGTACGATGGTACTGCTTGGGTTGATAGTACTGGAGTACACGTATAAAGGAATATATTTCCTCTTATAGGAATATATATATAATTAACACATTTTATTAACTTTCTAAATTCTTCAAAATTATGGGAGAAGTTACAGAAAAAAATCTATTGTTGTGACAGAGGCGACAATGACAACGCTTTAGCAGCAGCCATTCTGGCAGGTAATAACTGCAGAGACGATTGGGGCTCTATGGCCGCCATGATGGGTGGAGGTATGAACAACTGGATGAACAATCTGTTTGCTTATCTCATGTTCATGGCTCTGCTCCGCAACGGAGGCTTTGGCTTCGGAGATGGAAATGGCGCTGGCGTTGCCACTCAGGGTATCGTTTCCTCGATTAGAAATGAACCAGAAGACTGGCAAAACAGAGATGGTAGTAGATGTTACTATAGAGGCCAATGGAAAAATGGCAACTTACGCTATTCCTGAAAGCCACTCAGTTACCTATGCTGGACATCTTGTTCTGTCAACAGAAAAATCTGGATTGACGAACGAAGTCGAAGCTCAAAAGGCAAATGCTGAACAGGTTTTGGCTTCTGCTTCTAAAGCTCAAAACATCATTGACAAAGCTCCTTCATTGCTTGCAGAGCTTAATCCTATGTATAAGGAAAAGCAAGAAACAGAGCAGCGTTTCGGCAAGATTGAGAAGTCTATCAGTGGCATGGAAGAACTCATGAAAAAACAGCAGGAAATGATGGAAAATTTCATCAAAAAATTTAAAAGCTAAAAGTTATGGGACACAGATTAAAATGTATCATAGTAAAGCATCATACGCGCGACCATGATAAGGAGCACGAAGATGAAGAGGATGTAGTAGTAGAAAGCAGAATAGCTACTCCTCATGGTGAGCATAAGGTCAAATTCGATTTGCCTTATGAGCAAACAGTGAATGCTCTTATGTCTGCAAAAGGATATTCAGAGTATGTTAAAAAGCATGGCTACCATTTTACAGATGCGCTTGCAGAGCATGTAAGTAAAATGATGGAAAATGCAAATGGCCAACAGCACACATGGACTGCAAGCCAAGTCAAAAAGTCTATGGAAAGCCTTGGTCTGACAATTCCTAGTCATGTAACACACGGAGATGCAGCGTATCTTGCTAATATGTATTACGCAGACCTCTATCCAGACCCTCTAAAAGATGAAGCATCATGCCTCAGAGCTGCTTATAAAGTAGCAAATGACCCTGATGGCTATGAGGGCATGATATTCTGCAGATGGACTGCTGATGCAATTGGTAAAGTCATAAGTATTAACTGGGAAAAATTCATCTGATATGCTAGAACTCATTGAAGCCAAGAATATCGACGCACTCATGTTTTTCATAGCGGTTAGAGTCGGAATAATCTTAGTTTGCTGGTTTTTCACGGTGGTCAGTAGTATCGTGGACTTCTGGAGTGGAACAACTACAGCAAAAGCATTAGGCCAAGCACTTATGTCGCATGGTTTTCGTAGAACTGTTACAAAAATAGGCGACTATGTAAGGCTAATGCTTTTCGCTCTTATGTTTGATATACTGGGAAGCTTGTTATCATTCTATATAGTACCGTTTGCTACAATTCTGTGTACTATAGCTGTAATCTACATTGAGGGTAAATCTGTTGTGGAGAACAGTAAGCGCAAAAAGGCTCATGCAGCTGATGTGCCTGATATAGTAAAGAAAATTGTACAAGCAGCCACTGCAGAGCAAGGCCACGAAATACTTAATGAGATAACAAAAATAATCGCCTCAAATGGCAAAGACAATGAGAAAAATCAATAAACTCATAGTGCATTGCTCTGCAACGCCTGAAGGAAAAGACGTCAAAACCGAAACTATTCGAGATTGGCATGTTAATGGCAATCATTGGAAAGATATTGGTTACCATTATGTAATTGAGCTCGATGGCTCTATTCATAAAGGCAGAGATGAAAGTGTAGTTGGAGCCCACTGTTCAGGTCAAAATGCAAACTCTATAGGAGTATGCTATGTAGGAGGCGTTGCTAAAGACGGTAAAACTCCTAAAGATACGCGCACTGAGGCTCAAAAGCAATCTTTACTCGAATTGCTGAAAAGCTTAAAGGCAAAATACCCAAATGCTACTATTCATGGACACAGAGAATTTGCAGCTAAGGCGTGTCCCAGCTTTGATGCTAAGTACGAGTATAAAAACCTCTGAAGCACATAAAAACCATTCTCGCAATAATTTCTTATACGCGAGAATGGTTTTTATATTAAATATGAATAATAGCAAATAAAACTCAAAGATTATGCGAGAATTAGCGAGAATAATTACACTTATATTTTTAGCCACTATATTATATAGCTGTAAGTCAATTCAATATGTGCCAGTGGAAACAACGAAAAGAGATACTACTTACTTATCTCAGACCAAAATTGATAGCATATATCATAGAGATTCAATCTATGTAGAGCGCAAAGGCGATACCGTGTATCTCAGTAAATATAAATACTTGTATAAATACATAGAAAAGCATGATACTCTCTGGCGAGAAAAAGTTGATACAATTCAAGTTGCATACCCTGTAGAAGCTCGGCTTACTAAATGGCAAAAGATAAAAATTAATATTGGTGAATACCTGATAACCGCCATAGCCTTAGTAATTATATGGCTGTGTGCAAAATACTTCATAAAGCGGTAAACAATAGAAACAATATAAACAAGTCATTGTTTATGCCTAAAGTGCTCAAAATCAATTACTTATATATGCTGTAAACAAAGAAACAATAATTTCATTAAATCTTTTCGTATTAAAAGCTTATATTTCTTATTAACCTTAATGTTAATCGGAAATTAAGAAATTAAGTTTGAAATATATAGGGGCGTTGTTTCTATTGTTTCTTTGTTTACAGCAATTTCAAAGCCACACTAAAATTGCCGTTGCTATTCTACTTATAGTAATAGCAGGAATTAGGATTAAAAACCTAAAAGAAGAAAACAGTAGGCTTAAAAGCAATCAGGATGTATTGACCTAAAAAGAGATACTGTGGAGTTGCAAATATCTAACAGGGAGTCACTTAAAATAGTAGAAACAGTGAAGTATAAGCGCTTTTTGGGATTTTTATGGAAAACCAATAAAGTAAAAAGTAGGCAAGTAGATGTCGTAAGCCAAAATCCAGCCACCTCTATAGTTAACGTGGATTATATAAGCATAAGCGGTAAACAATAGAAACAATATAAACAAGTCATTGTTTATGCCTAAAGTGCTCAAAATCAATTACTTATATATGCTGTAAACAAAGAAACAATAATTTCATTAAATCTTTTCGTATTAAAAGCTTATATTTCTTATTAACCTTAATGTTAATCGGAAATTAAGAAATTAAGTTTGAAATATATAAGGGCATTGTTTCTATTGTTTCTTTGTTTACAGCAATTTCAAAGCCGCACTAAAATTGCTGTTTAATTATTTTTAACAAATAAATTCTCAAAAAATAATGGAAAATTTTTTTTCTTTCGAGAATAGTTTGTATATTTGCATATCGAAAATAAGATAATAAAATTCACCAAAATATGGAACAATTTAATATATGTAATGTAATTGAGCACTACAAGCTAAATACGGAAGATTTAGCGAAGGTGTTATTTCCTACTGTTAAATATCCGAAACAGGCATTTGACCGTGTGTTAAAGGGTGAAGCCAATTTGGATGTTATACAGTTAGAGCGATTGGCCAATCATATTGGCGTGTTAGTAACTGATTTGTTTTCAGCAAATACTTGGAAAGGTTCATCTGAAGATGGATGCCTAACAATGCTGAAAGGCGAATATAAAGTAAAGCTGAATTATAAAGGCGTGTACATATCTATATATAAGAATAATGAGCTTATCCACCAAAAGCTCTCAAACGTACCAGATATGACAGTAAACGAGTTTATTAACTACTTAGATAACTTCATTAAAAATTACGAAAATGGAAACCATTAAAATTTCTGTTGAGGTTAGCGTAAACCTGTCTGAAAATACGCAGAAGTTTTTAACTTCATTGTTTGGTAATGCTATTGCTCCTTCAGCGCCTGCTGCTCCGGCTTCTAAACCTGCTCCTACTGCGCCAGCAAAGCCAGCTCCCGCAAAACCTACTCCTCGGCCTGCAGCACCTGCCCAGACTCAGAGCGCTGCCGAGCCTGCTCCTTCAGCACCTGCTGCTCCGGCTGCTTCTTCTGCCTCTAAGAGCATTGAGGATGTTCGCGGAATGCTTGCAAAGAAGGTCAATGAGCATCGCGACGCAATCAAGCAGAAACTCAATGAGCTTGGAGCTCCGAGTGTAACAAAGCTTGACCCAGCTAAGTATGATGAAATGTATAACTTCTTAGAGTCACTGTAATTATGTCGAGTACAAAGAAATTGCAAAAAGCAGCTCAGAAGTTTCGCAGAGAAAATCCAAGGCTTTATGCTCAGTGCGCTATTCAATGCCGTTATTTGGCAAAATTGATAAAAGAATATGGCCCAAGTGACAAGTAGTACTAAACCACAGAAACATAGTCAGAGGAGTCATGCACTCCTCTCGGCTTCTGGAGCAGGAAGATGGCTGAATTGTACTCCGTCTGCCAAGCTTGAAGATGAATACGGAGAAAAGAAGTCTTCGGTATATGCAGAAGAAGGTACATTAGCTCATGAGCTCTCAGAGCTTTACCTGAGAAAAGATACACTTAACAGCATTAGTGAGCAAGACTTTGACCAAAGGCTCGAAGAGATAATGGTAAATGACCTGTTCAGCGAGGAAATGCTTGAAGTTGTACCTATCTATACGGATTATTGCTCAGAACAATTAGCTGAAGCAAAAACTGAAAATCCGTTAGCCGTCATGGAAATTGAGCAGAAACTCGATTTGACAGAATATGTGCCTGAAAGCTTTGGAACAGCTGACTGTGTTGTTATCAATGACAATCTTATGGAAGTTATTGACTTAAAATATGGAAAAGGTGTTTCAGTATATGCTGAATGGAATAAGCAACTTATGCTTTATGGGCTTGGAGCTTTGCAGAAATATGATACAATGTACGATATAACGGAAGTGCGATTGACCATTATACAGCCTCGCATTAACAATATATCAAGCTGGCAAATATCTGTCGAAGAACTCCGTAAATGGGCCGAAGAGGAGCTTAGACCAAGAGCTGAACTTGCATTTGAAGGTAAAGGAGAACTCAATGTTGGAGATTGGTGTAGATTTTGTGCTGTGCGTAATCGGTGTCGTAAGCTTTATGAGCAACAACTCGAAATTGCACAATACGAATTCGCAGACCCAGAGTTGTTAACCGATGATGAGATTGCTGATATAGTTAAGCGCGTGCCTAAGCTTATAGAATGGGCTAATTCAATGACAGAATATGTACAAACTAAAGCGATTAACGAGAATAAGCAATGGCCGGGGTTTAAATTAGTTGAAGGAATTAGTCGACGCAAATGGATTGACGAAGACCAAGCTTCTAATGCAATTTTTGCGCGTTGCCCTGAACTTTCAGAAGATGAGATTTTCAATATGAAGCTTAAGCCAATTACTTCTATTGAGAAGTTAGTAGGCAAAAAGCGTTTTGAGGAAATATTCTCAGATGTGGTTATCAAGCCACAAGGCAAACCTATTCTTGTACCGCTTGAAGACAAGAGACCAGCAATGGGATATGCTCAAGCACAACTAGATTTCAAAGAATAATAACAACTTAAATTAAAAGACAATGAGTAATCAAGTAAATTCAACCAAGGTTGTAACTGGCAAAGTAAGATTTTGTTATGCAAACGTGTTCGAGCCCACAGCTATGAATGAGGGCGATACTCCTAAGTATAATATCTGCGTTCTTATTCCTAAGAGCGATACGGCTACTATTGACAAAATCAAGAAAGCCATAGAAGCTGCAAAGGAAGCAGGTAAGGCAAAGCTCGCAGATAAGAATGGCCGTATCCCAGCAAACCTCAAATTGCCTCTACGCGATGGCGATGAAGAACGTCCGGATGACCCAGCATTTGAGGGCCACTATTTCATCAATGCAAACTCGATGCGTCAGCCGAGCATTGTGGACCGCTCACTTAATCCAATCATGAGCAGAGACGAGTTCTATTCGGGCTGCTATGGCCGCGCTTCAATCAACTTCTATGCTTTCAATGTTTCATCCAAAGGCATCGCTGCTGGATTGAATAATCTTCAAAAGCTTGAAGATGGAGAGATGTTGGCCGGTGGCTCAACCGCTGAAGAAGACTTTGGAGGTGAAAATGCTGTGGCTGATGACGATATGATGTAATTTCCTCTCTGCATCAATGAGTATAGTAGTTTAATGGTAAAACTTACTTCGGAAACCGTCTGTGGAAACCAAGTAAATGTGGGTTCGAGTCCCGCCTATACTTCTATTGGGATAGTAGCTTAATGGAAGAGCAGCGTGGTACCACTTAAAAACAACGAGAGCAAGATGCAGGTTCGAGTCCTGCCTATTCCACAATTCTATAATATCAAATAAAGAAATAATGGCAAAAAATCTTTTTATAGATGTTGAAACATATTCATGTGTAGATATTAAAGAGTCTGGAGCTTATAAGTATATTGAGTCACCAGACTTTGAAATTCTTATAATAGGATATGCTTTAGATGATGGCCCGGTAAAGATAGTGGATTTGGCTCAAGGTGAAGAAATGCCTGAAGAGTTTGAAGAAGCTTTGCTTGACTCGGATTGTGTAAAAGTGGCACATAATGCAGTATTTGAGCGCTTGAGCTTTAAGCGTATAGGATATAATGTTCCAGCAGAGCAGTGGTATTGTACCTCTGTAAAAGCTGCGTATTGTGGTTTACCACTTTCTTTGGACGGAGTATCAAAGGCTCTTAATCTTACAGATAAAAAGCTAGATACTGGTAAAGCGCTTATTAAATACTTCTCATGCCCATGCAAAGCAACTCGAGTTAATGGCATGCGTACTCGGAATTATCCTGAGCATGCTACTGAAAAGTGGGAAATGTATAAGGAATATAACAAGTATGACGTACTTGCAGAGCGTGAGATATTTAAGAGATTAGAGGCGTATATCATTCCTGATATTGAGCGCAGAATGTATGTTCTTGACCAGAATATTAATGACAGAGGCATTCTTGTAGATATGGAATTAGCAAAGTCTGCCGTTGACGTAGATAATGCATATACTTCTATCTTAACACAGCACGCTCAACAATTAACGGGGCTTGAAAATCCAAACTCGCCCGTTCAAATTAGGCAATGGATTGAAAAGACAACAGGATGCGTTGTTATGTCGCTTTCAAAAGAAACAATGCCTGATTTAATGAAAGAGCTTGCAAATTATCCAGATGTTATCGAGTTACTTAATATACGCAAAAAGCTCTCAAAAACGTCCATTAAGAAGTATTATGCTATGCTTAACTGTGCCATGAAAGACCATAGAGTCCGTGGTACATTTCAATTCTATGGCGCAAATAGAACTGGGCGATGGGCAGGTAGATTATTGCAATTGCAGAACTTATCAAAAAATCATATATCGCATATAGAAGTACCGCGTGAAATGATTAGAGCCCGTGATTGGGAGTCAGTTGAGATGATGTATGATGATGTTGCAGATATTTTGTCTCAGCTAGTAAGAACAGCTCTTATAGCATCACCGGGTAAAGTATTTAGTGTTGCAGACTTCTCAGCTATTGAGGCACGTGTTATATCTTGGCTTGCAAATGAAAAATGGCGAATGGATGTATTCCGCGGAGACGGTAAAATCTATGAAGCTACAGGAGCAAAGATGTTTAATGTACCAATATCTGCTATTACAAAAGGTTCAGTACTTCGCGACAAATCAAAGATTTCAGAGCTTGCACTCGGTTATGAGGGCTCATTAGGAGCACTTAAGCGAATGGGTGGTGAACGTATGGGCTTATCAGATACTGAAATGATGAGCCTGGTGCGTAAATGGCGCTCGGCAAACCCTGCAATTGTAGATATGTGGAAAGAAATAGACGAAGCATCGAAAGAGGCTGTCAGATACCAAAGACCAGTATCATGCACATGTAGAAATATAATTTTCGATTGTAATGGTGAGTTTATGACAATACAATTGCCATCTGGCAGAAAGCTATTCTATTATGGGCCTAAATTCAAAGATAAGAAAATAGGCCGTTCTACGATGCCAACCAGAGTATTATGTTACCAAGGAGTTGTGCAAGAAACTAAGCAATGGGGCGAAATTGATACGTATGGAGGCAAATTAACAGAGAACATTGTACAAGCTATTGCACGTGACTTATTAGGTGATGCGATGTTAAGAATGCAAGATGAAGGTTATGAAATAGTAGCGTCAGTACATGACGAAGTAATAGTAGAAGTACCAGAAATAAATGCTAAAGACCATTATAATAGGCTTGTTGAAATAATGAGTACTCCACCGCAGTGGGCAGAAGATTTACCTTTGAACGCTGATGGAGGAGTAATGATGTTTTACCAAAAATAATTAAATGTTATGAAAGGATTAAATATAACAAAATGCCCTAATCTTTATATAAAGCATGAAGACTATGCAGAAATACTTCTACAGAATAAAAAAGGAGAAATTATTTCAGCTTTAGTAGACTTAGAGGACCTAGATAAAGTAATCTTATACAGATGGACTTTTCATAGAGGTTATGCTTTTTCTTTTAGGCATAAAATGCATAGTGTAGTATTAGGGCTAGATAGACCAGATTTTAATGACCATACTACTTGCATAGACCATATCAATGGTGATACTTTAGATAACAGAAAGTCTAATCTAAGGGTATGCACCAAAATAGAAAATGCTCAGCATGCTATTAAACCAAGAATAAATAATACTTCTGGAGCAATAGGAGTATCGAGATATGGAAATGGTAAATACAGAGCCTATATAACTGTGCATAAAAAGGCTATAGGCTTAGGTCAATATGATACCTTTGAAGATGCGGTAAAAGCTAGATTAGAAGCTGAAATAGAATATTTTGGTGAATACAGAGGCTGCAATTCTAAGTTTTCATACTTGCTAGAAGATTAAAAATATGGTTTGGCTGTGCTTATATATTGTTTATGCGTATTATGCAAGTAGATAAATTGAAATATGATGAAAATTTGAGCATAGCAGTTGGACTAAACGTTTCAAGTAAAGTATGGAAAAATACCAAAACTACTTGGAGCAATTTAGTTCAAAAGCTAGCTACTCCTGTAGTAACCGCTGAAACATATAAGCGGTTTATGAGTGCCACAAAAGAAGAGCAGAGCAAGATAAAAGATGTAGGCGGATTTGTAGGTGGATTTCTTACAAATGGTAGGCGTGATAAAACAAATGTACTTTACCGCCAGTTAATTACATTGGATATTGACTTTTCTCATGAGAACTTTTGGTGGGACTTTACAATACTATTTGATTGTGCTGCGGTTATTCATTCAACTCACAAGTCATGTCCTGAAAAACCACGGCACAGATTGGTAATTCCACTTGATAGAGAAGTATCGCAAGAAGAATATCAAGCAATATCAAGAAAAGTTGCTGGAGACCTAAACATTGATTTGTTTGACCAGTCGACTTTTGATGTAAATAGACTTATGTTCTGGCCGTCTGTATCATCAGATATGGAGTATTACTTTGAATTTCAAGACGGACCTTTCCTTGAAGCTGATTATATTCTCGGGCTATATAATGATTGGCATGATACAAATGAATGGCCAACTGCTACAGATAGCACAGATGTAATAATGCAAGCTATCAAAAAGCAAGAAGACCCAGAAGATAAAAAAGGCATAATTGGTGTTTTCTGTCGTACTTATACTATACAAGAAGCTATTGAGACTTTTCTTTCAGATGTATATGAAAAAGCAGGAGAAGATAGATATACATATATCAATGGCACAACAGCTGCTGGACTCATTATATATGAAGATAAATTTGCTTATTCACATCATGGTACAGACCCTGCAGGAGGTAGACTGTGTAATGCATTTGACTTAGTTCGCATACATAAATTTGGCCATTTAGATACAGGCAAAGAAAAAGAAGACAAAGATAAAAAGAGCTTTAAGGCAATGGAAGAATTTGCCTCTAAAGACTCTACAACAAAAAAGCATATTGCTGAAGAAAAGTTTGCTGAAGCTAAATTCGAGTTTGCGGAAGAAGCAAAAGCAGAAGTTCCTGAAGAGTATGATACTTCATGGACAGAAGAGCTTGATGCTAATACAAAAGGTGAATATGATAATTCTGCCAATAACTTGAATATAATAATTCAGCATGACCAATTCTTAAAAGATGTATTTAAGTTAAACATTTTTGATAATAAAAGATATGTTACACGTTCGTTACCATGGCGTAAAGTCGATACCGCGGAGCCTCTCCGTGATGTTGACTATTCTGGTGTTCGTAATTACATTGAGTGTGTTTACGGCATTGTGTCAAGTCAAAAAGTGGACGACGCACTTGCGCTTGAATTTGAAAAGAAAAAGTTCCATCCGATAAGAGAGTATATATGTGCTCAAAAGTGGGATGGCATACCGAGAGTTAATACGTTATTGATTGATTATTTTGGAGCAGAAGATAACGCTTATACTAGAGCCGCCATTAGGAAAACGTTGGTGGCGGCTGTTGCGAGGGTATTCGAGCCAGGTATTAAGTTCGATACAGCGCTTATACTTGTCGGAGAACAAGGAACATATAAAAGTACTTTCGTTAAAAAGCTCGGCATGGAATGGTTCTCAGATACATTCACGACTGTGCAGGGTAAGGAGTCATTTGAACAGATACAAGGGGCGTGGCTGATTGAAATGGCAGAGCTTTCAGGCCTTAAGAAAGCAGAAGTAGAGTCAATAAAGCACTACATATCAAAAAGAGAAGATATGTTCAGGCCAGCGTATGGTAGAACAGTAGAAACATATAAAAGGCAATGCGTATTTTTTGGTACTACTAACAACAAAGATTTCTTACGTGACCCGACAGGAAATAGACGATTTATGCCTATAGACGTAAGGCCAGAATATGCTACAAAGTCTGTAAATGATGACCTTACACAAGATGAAATAAATCAAATATGGGCTGAAGCATATCAACTATATTTGGCAAAAGAGCCTTTATACCTCGTTGGTGATGAAGATATAATTGCTAAGATTGAGCAACATAAACACTCAGAAGCAGATGAGCGAAAAGGTATTATCGAAGAATATCTTAATACTAAATTTCCAGATGATTGGGATAAAATGGACCTGTACGACAGAAGACGTTGGCTTGAAGACCCATTGTCTAAAAACGGTACAGTACAAAAAGATTTTGTCTGCATTGCTGAAGTATGGTGTGAGTGCCTCGGCAAAGATAAGACAGAAATGTCAAGATATAATACCAGGGAGGTTAATGAAATTCTTAGGTCATTGCCTGAATGGGAAGCTATAGCATCCACTAAGAACTTTCCTTTATACGGTAAACAGAAATACTATAAACGTAAAGATAGCTTATTATGATAGCAAATTTTTATAAAATGCAATACGGAAATTACCGTAATTCTGTGCTTCTTGTAACAAGAAATATAGAACATATTCCATCTGTCAAAACGGTTGTTATATACAATGGCCAAAAGTTTTGTGTTGACAGACTGGAATTTAATTTGGATAAGTGTGAGTATAACATTTATATGGTCAGGTTATGAAATATGTAATACTAAGAGTTGTATGCAAATTCTCCGATGGTTCTTTAAGAACAATAAAATATGATGAAAACCATGTAACAGAAGAGAATACTTGCGATGATGTAGCCCAATTCAAGAAAAATCTTAAAGATAAGCTTAACCGGTCATTGCAAATACTTGGAGTAACTGTAAGTTCAATAAATTTAATTTATGAAGAAAGAGGCGGTAGACAGTGAAAAAGTTGTAGAGCGCAAATTGGTTGAGCTTGTTAAGATAAATGGTGGCATGTGTATAAAACTGCTGTGTGACCAACTTATAGGCTTACCAGATAGAATGTGCTTATTTCCAGGCCATAAAATAGTTTTTGTGGAATTAAAAACAACTGGACGAAAGCCTAAACGCATACAGGTATATATGCACAATAAGCTTAGAGCTTTGGGTTTTAGAGTTGAAGTAATAGATACGATAAAAGGCGTTGAACAATTTATAGATAGTATAATTTATGATAAGTAACATAGTTGCATTTATAATAGGTGCTTTGTTTGGTTTAGCTTGTTTAGCTATATTTAGCAGTAACAGAAGATGAAAGAAACAGATTTACATAAATACCAATTAGCCTGTGTGGAGCATATAATTACTCACCCATTTTGTGGAGTATTTCTTGATATGGGATTGGGTAAGACAGTATCAACACTGACAGCTGTAAACTATTTGATGTTTGACCATCTTGAGATTAACTCAGTATTAGTCATAGCACCAAAGCGAGTAGCTGAGTCAGTTTGGCAAGAAGAAGCAGAGAAATGGGACCACTTAAAGCATTTGCGCTTTTCTAAGATTATAGGTACTGCTAAACAGCGAATAGCAGCCGTTATGGAAACAAAAGCTGATATTTATATCATATCAAGAGATAATGTTGCATGGCTTTGTGCTTTATATGGCGGAGGCAAATTACCTTTTGATATGGTAGTAGTTGATGAGCTTAGCAGTTTTAAGTCTTATAAATCAGAGCGCTTTAAGGCATTACGTGGTGCAAGGCCTTATCTTAAAAGGTTAGTAGGATTAACAGGCACGCCTGCTCCAAATGGACTTATTGATTTGTGGCCTCAAATATATCTTATGGATAGAGGCGAGCGCCTTGAAAAGACAATATCCAGATATAGAGAAAGGTATTTTCGGCCAGGTCAAACAAATGGTCATGTCGTATATTCATACGATTTGATGAGTGACTCAGAATATCTAATACATAAGAAAATAGAGGATATTTGCATAAGCATGAAAGCCGATGATTATCTTGAAATGCCGTTTAGGACAGATAACTATATAAAGCTTAGAATGCCTGAAGCTCTAAAGAAGCAATATGATGACTTTGAAAAAAATAAAGTGCTTGACTTAATAGGCGCTACTGAAACGGTTGAGCAAGAAGACGAAAATGGCAATTCAGTATTTGTTGAAAAGCCTATGGAAGTAAATGTAGTCAATGCTGCTGCCCTTTCAAATAAATTACTTCAATTTGCTAATGGGGCTATGTATGATGAAGAAAGAAATGTATTTCCAATTCATGATATTAAGCTTGAAGCTCTTAAGGAAATAATCGAAGATGCAAATGGCCAATCTGTACTTGTGGCATGGACCTATCAGTTTGATAGAGATAGAATTGTTAAGTATCTTGAAAAATATAAGCCAAGAGAGCTTAAAAACAATAAAGATATTGAAGACTGGAATGCTGGTAAAATACAAGTTATGTTGGCACATCCAGCATCAGCAGGTCATGGGCTTAATCTTCAAGCAGGAGGTAGCATAATAGTTTGGTTTGGGCAAACATGGAGTCTTGAATTATATCAGCAGTTTAATGCTCGATTATATCGCCAGGGACAGCAAAATCATGTTATTATAAACCATTTAATTTTGCAAGGCACTCATGATGAAGATGTAATCAGAGCACTTAAAGCAAAAGATAAAAAGCAAAATGCCTTAATGGATAGTATAAAAGCAAAAATCGACAAATATAAAAAATTTATGTAATATGGGACGCAATGGAAAGCAAGCCCCGGTATTTCCGGAAATGGTAAAACTTGTTAACGATAATGTTGGCAAAGTAGTAAGTTCAAAAGAAATTTTGCTTGGTAAAGAGCCAGGTAGAAACTCAGAAACCGCATATCTTTATAAGTTTGTAAAGCTTGGATATGTAGAGCCTGTAGGCGATAATAGTTTTGTGAAAGACAAAACAGCAAGCTTTAAGGTAATAAAAGAATTTCCTAAACATTACAACTCCGTTATGTTTACGGATGAACTGAGAGTGGCAAATGGGTATATACCAGATAATCATAAACGTAAAGTATATTGATATGAAAGCAACAGATGTACAAATAGGTGGTAGCTATTATAAAGATATGGCTATGCAACCAATAGAGCTTATAACTGCTTTAAAATGCTCTTTTATACAAGGATGCATTATAAAATATATTAGCAGGTATAGAGCTAAAAATGGAGCGCAGGATATAAAGAAATGTATTCATTATGCTCAGTTAGCTATTCAGTTAGGAGATAAAAGAAAACGCATTGATAAAGCTCTCTCTCTTAATATAAATAAGTTTAGTATTAAAAATAAGCTAACGACACTTCAGCAGATAATTATTACTCAAACTGCATATAATAACTATGAGCAAGTTATTCAATTTTGCAAAGAATTACTGCAAATAGAATATCCAGAAGAGCAATAAAATCTGGCCAAGTTAAGAAGTGTTAAGCGAGTGCATTTTATAATGAAAAAATTTTCTATTCTCGGAGAAAATTAGTATATTTGCATACCTAAATAAAGATAATAAAATGGACAAGAAAAGAACCTTTCAGCGAATAGCCAAAGATATAAAGTCAACATGGCTTAATGTATATTTTGGCGCAGTGCCTTATTTAGAGGCAATGTTAACACTTGATACTTCAGACCCGAATGCTATGTATCTTTATAATACTGCAGGAGATATTGTTAGATACTTCTTGGCAAATGCACAAACATTTAGAGGGGCTGATGCAAAAAGATTAAAAGCAGAACTAAAATCGATGCTATAATGGATGAGATACTTAAACTGTTAAAAGAGAATAACGAAATGCTTAAAGAAATACTGGTTTTTCCTTAGGTATTTCCAAGAAAATGACGATATGAGGCAGTTTAGTATAAACGTTGCAGCAGACCTTTTTTGTGGAAATGCTTGAGAATAATCCAGAGTTAAAAGATAAAATAATAAACAGTTTCAAAGCATGAGTAATATATTAGAACAAGCAAACAAGATTGTAAATGAACGCTCAGAGGAAAAAGAGCGTCAATACGGGCCATTCCAGGCATCAATGGAAAGAGCAGCAGCTCTTTATAACTTGATGTCGCCTGAAGACCAGCAAATAACAACTGCTGGTATGTATAGAGCTATGATAGCTCTTAAGTTATCACGTGAGGCTTATGCGCACAAAGAGGATAATCTTCTTGATGCAGTAGCTTACATGGGCTCTATGAATGACTATCTGGAAGAGCATAAAGATATTTTCAACAAATAAACAATTTTTTAAATATGGCAAAAGTGTATAACACAACAGACCTCAGACCTGACCAGGCCTTTGAGCGTCACGTATTCCACAGAGACCAATTTGCGCATTATCTGCGATGGACACATATCTTGAAAGAAGCCAAGATTGGCGAGTCCATTGTTGATTTTGGCTGTGGAGCTGCTAACTTGCTTGAGGTATTATACCGAAATAAGTTTAAGCAGAAAGAATATATCGGTATCGATATTCGTGAAAAAACAATTCAAGAAGCAGCTAAGAAGTATGCCAATGTACCTTGGGCTCATTTCTATGTTGCTGACCTTGTTAAAAACTACATGGATTTCAGCAAGTTTAATGCTGACAAAGTCTGTGCTTTTGAAGTGCTTGAGCATGTTGGCAAACAGAATGCAGATGCATTTTTGGAGAACTTTAAGGCTTGTGGCAATAATAACGCTACTTATTACCTTTCAACTCCAAACTATGACCCATCTGTAGGAGCAGCTGGTAATCATACTTATGACTCAGGTGATGGTCGCGGAATTGATGTGCAAGAGTTTGACCATTGGGAACTTGAAGGTATATTGCTGAAACACTTCAACATAATAAAGAAGTTCGGTACATTTGCTTCGGCTAAAGACTATAAACCACTGATGATTGATTGGCAGCAGAAAATGTTTGATGTTCTTAAAGAGTATTATGACTCAAACCTCATTGCCAATATCATGGCTCCTATGTTCCCAGATGCTTCACGTAATACTCTTTGGGTATTAAAACGTAAACCAGGAGATATAAAAGTTGCTTCTAAAGCCACTGAGCAACCAAGTTTATTCGATAACGATTTAATGTAACAGATATGAAAAGTTTAATTTCAATAACTCCAAGAGAGTTTAAGCGCAATTTCAACGAAGTAATGGAAATGTGCACAGATATGTGCATGACAACCAATCAGGAGATTATTATCACTGTTCCTACGAGCAAAAAGTCAAATACTCATGCAGAAATAGCTAAGCTCATTCCTGTAGAAAATGGCAGAGGTATTAAGCGTGAGTACAATAAAGAACTTATGGATAAGCATGGCATTAATGCTTCTAATCCTAAGCTTTCAAAAATTGGAGCTATCATGGCTGATGCTTTTGAAAAAGAAGGAGTTTACAGCCTTATAAGTCCAGAAGTTGAACATAGACTTGCTAGAGCTGTAGAAACAGCAGCTAAGGAACTTATTAAAATGATGTAGCCATGAAATTTGCAAAAATAAGAAATGTAAAGTCCCCTGTTCGCGGGACTGGTAAAGCAGCAGGAATTGATTTTTTCGTTCCTAACTTTGGCAGTAGCAAAGGCTTTATTGTAAATCCAGGAACTGATGTTTTGATACCATCAGGTATTAAGATGGAAATTCCAGAAGGATATATGCTTATGGCAGCTGATAAATCAGGAGTTGTAACTTCTAAATGGGCTTGCCTTGGAGCTGGTAGAACACCGAAAGCAGAAGCATTTGAAAGCATTGTTATTCTCGGGGCTAAGATTGTAGATGAAGATTACCAGGGCGAAATTCATATACATGTTGTTAATGTCGGCAAAGCCAAGGTTCATATTAAGCCAGGTATGAAAATAGCACAATTTATTCTTGTGCCTGTATCGTATGAAGGCCTTGAAGAAGTTTCTGAATCAGAGCTTTTCAGCCGTTCATCTGAGCGTGGTGATGGAGCACTCGGGTCTACGGGCTCATTTTAAAAATAATTACTATAAAATTAATCATGAAAGCAATTGGAATTAAAATGGTTGACTTACAACCAATGACAGCTAATGAAGCTGTAGAAAAAGGTTATAAGACAAATAACTATATAGGCGAAGAAAAAGGCTATGAAGTAACTTATCAAGATGGTTATAAATCTTGGTCACCTAAAGCTGTTGTTGATAAGGCTTATTTTAAATTGGCTGATGAACACGGTGAAACAATTAAGCGAGAAGACATTAAAAGATTTGTCACTAAAGAAAGTGTTACAACAGCCGGAAGTAAAAATACAGTAGTTACTTTTACTACAATTACTGGCTTTGAAGCTAATGGCATTTCTTCATGTGTAAAACCAGAAAATTATGATGTTAGCGTAGGTAAAAAGTTTGCTAGGCTGCACGCAATAGACCAAATATTAACTGGCTTAGGGTTTGTTCTCCAATGGGCAAAATGTGGCCTAACATTTGATAAATAATCAATTTATGCATTATTCTCGCGCGTAATATCGCATGCAAAGTATGAAACAAAAGAAATATATTCAGAAAAGCGCATGGGCTCTAGAGCGCGCGAGAATATATAAAACAAAAATTTATGAATAAAGATGCAATAGCGAAATTACAGTTTGATAAATTTGTAAAACTTCGCAACAGTGGCATTATAAATATGATAGATATACGTAGAGGCTCATCGCTAATACACGAGTCAGAAGATGTATATGAAACCATAATGCGGAATTTTACATATTTAGCACAAAAATTCGGTAAATGAAAAAGAAAGCGGTAGAAATACCAGAAGTCATTTATGCAGACCAATTTCTTAAATTTGTGGCTGTTTATGCAAACAGGTTTAAGGCTACAAATGGATATGGTAGATGGCTTGCTGAATATAAACGGATGGATGAGCATGGATGGTTTAAGCCAGAAAAGTTAAGAGAGCTTTATATAGATATATTAAAAGATACAAGTACTTTATCTTATATATACTGGGATGCGGTACACTATATTTGTATACAAGCTCTTGATGCTGCTAAGGCTTTTGCTTCTGCAAACTCATTTGATGTTAGAGTTATAACTGGCGAAATTGCAGTAAATGATGATGACGAAGAGCTTACAGGCTTATCTATGGAAGAAGCAATAAGTATTTGCAATGCCATGAATGAGGAAGCTGAAGAGTTGTTGTTTAGAGTTTATAGCAGTAGCACCAATAAAATAGTTAAATGATATGGCAACTATAGCTGAAAATACACTAATAATAGACAGCCCTAATGACTTAGAGGCTGAAATGTGTAGATACAATTGCCATACTAAAGAAGAGCTTGAAGAACTTCTTCAGTATGATTATGAAGCAACTCTAGTATTAACTTATGAACATGAAGAGGCATGAATATAGCTTATAAAAATGCTACTGAGGCTTTTGAAGACCTATATGCTTTTATTATGGGCCAAGGAGTAAATACTAATGTTGGAACAAAAGCTGTTTATAATGTTGGTTTTTATTTACTTAATCCTCAGCAACGTGTCATAACAACAGAATGGCGTAAATTCAGCGAACGATATGCAGAGCGCGAATATGCCTGGTATATGTCTGGAGATAGGAGTGTAGCTGAAATTAAAAAGCATGCTCCTATATGGGATAAAATGCATGGTGGAGATAACATTGTCAATTCTAATTACGGATGGCAGTGGACTCGCAATGGCCAATTGGCAAAGTGCATTAAACAGCTTAAAGAGAATAAAGATACTCGTCAAGCTTGGTTTACTATATTTGACGGTAAAGAAAAAGATGACTATAAGTATGATACGCCTTGTACATTATCAGTCGGATTTGATATTAAGCCTCAAATAGGAACTCTTGATATGTGCGTAACTATGCGAAGCAACGATTTGGTTTATGGTTTTTGCAATGACCAATATTGCTGGACAAAACTTCAACAATTAGTCGCAGATGAGCTCGGTGTGCCAATAGGCACTTATTACCATTTTGCTCATGATTTGCATATATATAAGAGACATTTCGATATGCAAGAAAAGTATTATAAACAACAGCTTAAAAACTTATAAAAATGAAGCTGGAAGATTTGAAAGTTATTGATATTATTCAAATGCCTCAGTTTGAAAAGCATATTGAGGCTTTGATTAAGGACTTGTACTTAACTCGTACGAAGATTATGAATGAACATCCAGGTGTTCAATTCAAAAGAGGTCCCATTGAAAGATTACAAGAGAAAAAGGTATTTGGGCCTAAAGCTCTTGCTGCTCTTTACGCGAAAGTAGTCGATAAGACTATAAATACAAGCGAATATCCTTCTACACTTAGAACTTTTATTAAAGGAATAGGTGATGAAGCTTTTCATAAGACTTATGCTGAATTAAAGCAAGCAGAAGAGGGAGAAAAAGTAGAAACAATAATGGTTAAAAAGGAAGAAGATGAAAAAGGTGCTTAAATTTTTATGGAGACATGTAGGTGTACTTTATTTCCCTATATATCTATTAGCATGGGTATTGCATAAAATAGCAAGACTCATGCTTGCAATTGCATATTTTGGATTGCTTAGCAAGCAAGCTGGAAAAGATATAATCAAGTCATTATTTAAGTGGCATGGAAGATATTAAGCAATATGGAGATTTAACCGAAAAGGAACTCTTTGAATTTCTCGATGAAATTAAAAGCGATGATGAGGATATTCAAGAGGCTCAATCTGAGGCAATTGAAAAAATTACCTTGGAAGAAGAGCATGTTGAATTATCTGAAGAAGAGCAGGAAAACAGAGAGATTGAAGCTAGATATGGAGATAAAATGCCATGGACAGGCTTAGGTCCAAACAATTGCCTAGGTGTAAAACTGTTTGGACCTGAGGGACAGCGCAGAGCTGTGATGGCTAGCATAGAAGCTAAAAGGAAAAAATCTCAACGGCTTAAAGAAGACAGAATACGTATTCAGCGTGAAGCTTTCAGGCAAGAATATATACGCCTGAGTGACCCTATAGGAAATGAAAGGATTAAGCTATTAGTTTCATCACTTGTTAAAGAACACACAAAAATGATTGATAAATACTCAACTTATATAAACAAGCGATTAACTACTTTACTTAATCCTTTTATTCCACGTAGGTTAAGAATATGTAAAAGCTTATATCCTGACTCAATTCGTCCATGCCCTGGCTTTTTATATAAAGCGAGTGAGGAATATGGCGCTGGATTAACTTTCTGGGCGATGCCGAATATCCCATATTATTTTGCTCAAAATACAGAGCAGAAAGTTCTTATGGAGCATAAATCACCATTCTTGGTAAGTGTGGACCAGTCTATAAAGTTCTATCATGAGCATCTTAAAAAAAGAGCAGACAAAGAGCTTAAATATGCTTCTTTAATATATCAAAAAGGCGTATATTCATACTTTGACCTGTTAAAGCTTAATCCATTTTGGTATGAAGTTTTATATGATGATTTGCAAAACAAGATTAAAGAAATGATATGAAAAGTAATAATACTAAATTAGCATTGCCAAGAATTTTAATCTATCAAGATGAAGACTGTAAAATCCTGGTAGATTATTTGGTGTATATCGGCTTTCAAGTAATAACCTCAACTGAGAATGATATACTAATCAAAATCAGAGAAAAGAATTATGACTTATGCATATTAAGCCATTATAAAACAACAGATGCCTCTATGAGGCTAAAGCCATTAAAATTTTTGCGCAAATCAGATGATAAAATACCTGTAATAATGGTATCAGATAAGGTCCGATATGAGTATGTTATTGAAGCATTTGATGAAGGCGCAGATGATTACATTATAAGACCATATAACATTGAGGAGCTTATAAGAAGAATAAAAGCCGTTTTGAAAAGATGTGGTGTGCGAGTAAGAAGTATAGAGCCATCTTATGAGATAGGCGATTACCTGTTTAATACAGTAGATAAAATTCTTACTATAGGCAGTGTAAAAACACAGCTTAATAATAAACAAAGTCAAGTTCTTGCTTTACTATGTGCTTATAAAAATGAAACATTACCTAAGAAAATACTTATGCAACAAGTATGGACTGATGATAACTACTTTAATAAACGTAGCTTAGATGTCCATATGTGCATGCTGCGAAATATGCTTAAAATGGATAACCGAGTAGCTATAGAAACCATACGAGGAGTCGGTTATTCTCTCGTTATAGAAGAAGATGAAAGCTTAATGTAAAAAAGGCAGACTACTTTTCTGTAGTCTGCCTTATATTTCTCTCGTTCACTTGTTAAGCTACGTGCTTCTTGAAATTCTTCAAAAAATACAAACTCATTTTTCCTGTCGCAAAATCCTCATCTTGATTGCCTGTATGAAAACACTTAAGGCCATGTTTATTGGTATAAATCTTAAAATCACCGCGTAATTCTCTCGTTCCAGTTTGGTTATTAAACCACCATACTCTAATATGATTTGCATCAAGCCATTTTATTTGCTGCTGAATATATTTGGTAAGGTCCTCATATTCATCATAATCGGCTTGGTCTTCAACATACGGAACAAAAGTACATTCTATAAGGTCTGAGTCATCAACTGCTTTCCAATCATCTTCTATATAAAAATTATTGGAAAACATTTCAGATACCTCATTGGCTTCTTCCAAATTGTCTTCGTCTAATGGCTCTTCGCCATAATACAAAAAGCAAAAAGCATCATTTGATATTTGCAAAGTCTGCTTTTTGCTGTAATCTAAAACAAAATTGCTCATTTATTCTCCCGTTCTATAGTTTCACGATATTTCTTCTCAAGCTCTGCTATTTCATCTAAAGCAGCTTGAGGCTGAACTAATTGAACAGCAATTGGCAGTTCATTTCCTTCTTGCATTGCTTGAACTGACTGAGAGCCATCAAGCAAATTCTCTTGCTGTACCTCTTGGGTATTCTCTTGTTCATTTATTTCCATATTGCAATTATTTATTTTTGTTCAACATTTCTCTCGTTGGGCCTTGTGATATTCTCCTGTCCAATTGTGGCGGATATTCTCTCGGCCATTTCCTCTGTTAACTCCTGTACCACACTCGGGGTCCAATGTGGACAATTGCTGCATAGTCCACTGTGCACACGAGCTACACAGCTTGTACACTCAGGCATAAGCTGTTTAATCATAATGGCCATGCGGCTTTTATGTGTTCTAGTGTGTAACATTTTTTAACGGTTTTACTTTTGTTCTTTTATAAGCTAAAGTACAAAATAATCTTGATATAAATTGCTGTTTTACAGACTTTAACATAAAAATTTTTCACTGGTTTATTGCAGCTTCAAAATAAAAATATAGAGCTCTAAATGCCTCGAAAATATATGAAATTTCATTATTCTCGTTCATTCTCTCCTCATTTCTTTTTATAGATTTAGTTTACTATTATTCTCAAATAAAAGTGTCCTAGAAGCCAAGAAAATGAGTCAACTTTTTAGCCATAAATTTAACAGCTATTTATATAACTGCTTGGTGGCTTAAAGCTCAGGAAAGTCCATGCCTCAATTCATATTATAGGCTTTATAAAAATACATTGATAGATACACTTCTTTTGGCCTCTATCGCGTCAAATTGAGTTAACCCATATTATAGTACACCTAAAGCCTAAAAGTGTCCTAGAACGCGAAAGAAGCATGTTTCTATGAGTTTACATATTTTAACATAAATCGCAATAATACAAAAATAGCCGCATATTTAGATATGCAGCAAAAAAAGAGCCGCCTCTTTCGAGACGGCTCCATGGGAGAAACGGTGTCAGGTGGCTGTGTTATGCAAGTGACTCCTCTTCGGCTGTAGTCTCAGCAGGAGTTTCGGCAGTTTCTCCATTTGCCAGACCGGCAAGATATTCATCCAGCTCCTTCTTTGCATCCTCGAGCTGCTTCTTTTTGGCTTCCAGCTCTTCCTGAGCTTTCTGCAGCTTCTCCTCTGCCTTCTTCACATTCTCCTCGCAGCGAATTACGCGGTCCTGAGGAGTAAACGGAGCGCGGATTGCTGCTGCCTCACGGCGCTCCAGATACTTGGCATTGAGCTGTGCACCTTCTTCGTCGAACTCTTCGGCAATCTTAATGCCCTCGGCTTTCACAATCTTGTGCATAGTCTTCGTTGCAAACGGATTGCCTTCGATAGGAGCCGGAACTGAAATGCGGTAGAGCAAGCACTGAGCTCGTTTGTCAGGCACGATTGCCACGATACGGCCAACTACCATTTCAATGTGCTCTTCACCGTTTTCGTCTGTAATGCGGTATTTCTCAAATTCTACCGTTTTACCTACATTGCCGATAACTTCGTTAACCATTTCGGCAATTGTTTCCGGCGTCCATTCAATTTTGTCTGCCGGGTCTTTTGCTCTGCGAGCGCGGGCTTTTTTCTCCGGCTCAACAACTTCGTCCAGAATACGAACAAGATTGCTGTCATGTACCTTAACGATGCGGCGTCCGTCGTCTGTCTTGATTGCATAGAGTACCTTATTGCTGCGCTTCTCTTCAATCACTCCGACGATATAGCCGTCAACCCATTCTGCGGTGTTGAAAGGAACTGCCTGACAACGGTGGTTAACATTCTTCTTCAGCTCTTCGGCCAGTGCATGACGGTCCTCATCGGTCATCTTTGGCTTTTTCTCCTGAGTTGCCTTGTGGCCATTGTAAAACGGGTTGAGCCCGCCATTCTCTTCAGCTGCCTTGATAGCTGCTTTTTCCTCAGGGCTGAGCTGAGTCTCTTCTGCGGTTGCCTCAGGAGCTGCAGGAGCAGCAGGGGCCTGAGCCTGTTCACGAGCTGCGAGTACGGCCTCGATAGCCTTCTTGTCTTCGTCACTTGCTGTTGCCAAAAGAGCGTTCAGCTTCTTCGTTGTCATCTGCGAAAATTTCATTGTTGCCATAATACTGTAATTTTTGAATTATTATTAAAATGTTATTGTTTAATTTTGATATTGCAAATATACTATGTTTTTTTGAATTATTGAGCCGCTTTGGGAACTTTTTTCCAAGTTTTATGTTAAAAAATATCAATTGAGTTTTTTAAACGGCCCTAAGAGTCCGAGAGTACTTATACTATATCCCTCCTTGCCAAAAAATCTGAGTGCCATATTAGCCAATTTCGTTGTCCCTAAGGTATCCGAAGACGCTACTATGATAGCTACACAACCCTCATCATTGGACACGATAGCACAATCCGAAATGGCTTCTATGAAGTTCTCCATACTGTCCAAATTTTCTCGAGTGGCCTCAACTTCAAGCCTATAAACCGTTACAAACATTTCATTTCTTACCATGTTATTTAGCTTTTACGGTTTTTGTAACTCTTGCTTACCTCTACACTGAACACGCCGTGCCAAAGAGCAAATCGGATTGCTGTTTCTGAGTTGTCTTGTTCAACTGCAATTGTTGGTGTCAAAAACAATGTTTCTGACTTGGTTGCTGAAAATTTCATTGTTACCATATTACTGTAAATTTTTATTAGTTGCTCCGCAACAATATTGCGAAAGCAAGGATTAAACTTAGTGCCGCTGTAGGTGTCGCTCCTAAAATCCGCTTCGCTTGATACTGCTCCACGAATATCGTTTCTCTCCGCAGCGGCTAAGGTCATGCATTCTCTTGAGGAGTGCCGTCCCATTCTGTTACTTGCTCGAGTACAATGTACCTGCGTTGCTTTGTGCGACACATAAGAGCCGCATAGCTGTCTGCGTCTGCTTTGTTATCAAACTTCTCCACAACTGTGGGATTGAAAATACCGCCGTTATAGGCAACTGCTACATAAAAAACTGTTGTTTCCATATTCGTTATATCTTTTAAGTTATATGCAAATATACTACTTTTATTTTAATCTGGTTACTGCTTTAAGAACTTTTTTCGTTAAATAATGTTGGTTATTTTACACCCATTCTTGCTGCATATTCATCAATTTGTTCTCTTGTAAGCCACTCAGGTTTAACCGGCAACAAATCGTAAAGCTCTCGCATTTTATCGATTTGTTTCTGCTCGTCATGAGCCCAAAGGCAATGCTCAGCATTTTGGTCGCCATGGCCAAAATAGTAATCACAATCACATTGAAGCCGGTTGAGTAGCATGTACTCAAATTTATAGTCTCTTGCTGCCATGTTAGTATATTCTTAGAAATTTGTGCAAATATAGTCTCTTGCCGTATTTTACAATATACGCATAGCCGTTTCTCTTGAACTGCGATTTGTTATTTTCCATTGCTGTTCTCTTGTTTTAGTTCAACACTTTTTACTGCCATGCTTCCATACATATTACTAGCTGCATATCTCTCGGCCTGTTTTGTTGCTCCTTGGAGCGACACAGATTGAAATTCCTTTGTAGTGAAGTAACCGCCATTCTTCAATTGCGGATTACTACGCCAGAATGTAACGATATAAGTTCTCTTGCTGCTCATATTCTCCTGCTTTATATTATTTAACTGCTTCTAATACAAGATGAGCAATTGTTTTCTCATCATACCCAGCTTCTCTGAGTTGCTGCTCGTACTCTATGAGCCAACCGAATGTACTTTCATCCATAATACCACTGTTTTTATATTATTAATATTCTTTATTGTTATAGTGCCCGGCAGGAGAGTCGAACTCCTGTGCGTCCAACCCGGGCGAACGGCTCCGGCGTCCCACTGTCGTGGAACAACCGGCAATCCGTTTTATCGAATATTTATGCCGTTCTCGTCTACGGTTATTATTTCGAGCAGCATTGCCTTTCCGGGTATTTCTCTTGTTTCGACAATTTTCTTGCCGTCCTCTTCGCGCTCTACTGTCTCCTTTTTCGGTTTGTCCTCTTTGTAAATACAGTATGTATAGCCGTAATAACCGCACAAGTCATCGCGTTTTGCCGCGTCCTTGATACACTCGAGGATATTTTTCTCGGCATAGTAGTGGCATTCACTGACAAACATTCTCTCACCGGTTACTTCCTCGTTGTCAATTCTTATCTCTCCTGTTTCCAACATGCTGTTTGGAATGTTCGTCAATACGAAATGGTAATTTCTGTTTACTTTCATTGCTATAATGTTTTATTGTTATATATCTGGCTTATTTTCGATATGCTAATATAATAATAATTTTATCGGCCATAAAATTTATGTATTAAAAAAGTGTTAAGAAACCTGGATATGGATATTAAAAAATGTCGGCTATATAACCTGTAAAATAAATAACCTGTAAAAATTCTATGAGTTAAATCGTATTAAGTTTCCTGGTTGTTTTGTTAATAAATTAAAATAATAATTTTATATCCTGTCAGCTCTAATAAAATAACTGAAACCTGAAAATGTATTTTATTAGGAAGTGTTAAATTTTTGTTAGGCCTTGTTAGAGGAGAGGCTGTGAGCCTGTCTCTGGCATGGAACCTGAAAGCTACTTTAGTTAAGAATTGTTAACAGGCTGATA